TACCATATAGCTCTACTACACACTTTAAAGGCAAACTCAAAAAGGCCTAAAAAGGCAAATAAATCCGACCATTAATGGCCCCTAAATCCGATTGCCTTGAGTACCCTTTATATATATATATTATATAGATTGCATTCAAGGTAATTCGAAGGTAGGGGATTATATAATACGGGTATGTTATGTAGCTTCTATGTATGTAGGTAGTATAGCTTTAGTACACCGTCGATTAATGGCCATTATTAATTTACCTTGATTGCCTTCACCAAGTTATTATATTATGTATTATATAATACATATAGGTTGGGGTTAGGTAATAAGATTTGGTAATCAAGGCAAATTATTTGTTAGGTTTTAGGGCTAAATAGTTTATAGGATTTAAGGCCTTCAAGGGGCATATTTAGGTAATATTCCTAGTAACTCTGTAATTTATTTGCTTAGTATTTATATTAGCATTAACTTTTGTATTCTAGGACAATTTTGTGATTTAGGGGTACCTTGATTACCAAGAACCATTAGGTATTATATAATATAGGTTATAGGTAGGGAAGGTAAATGGCAATCTCCATTCATGGCCTCAAGGACTAAGGCAAATATAATTCAAGGCCCTTAATAACCTACGAAGGCAATTGAGGTTATTGCATATATAATATATTATATTTATATTTGCATTGTAATAATAACTAATTAAATATAGACGTATGAAAACAAGTATTTTAACAACTGATTTTAATTTTGCAAAGAGTATTAATCTTTCATTAATTGCTGCATCTGATGCCTATCCTTCTTATCCATCAGGCATGCTAGACTTCATTAAGCCTTACTTACGGGAACTACAGGAGAACACAATCATTCCCGATTACTTAACTCTAGTATCAATCCAAACTATCGAAAACGAAGAAGCCGGAGTACACATATTAACCTTTACCATCAATGACCCAGAACATTTCGATGACGATGATACTGCTGGCATCACTTGCCTTGAATGCTTACGGGATACCTTTGCCTATGACCCAGAGGCATGCTTTGGTCAGGCACCTAAGGTAAACGAATTCGAAAACCTTTACACAGTAACAGTTCCTTTCACTTGCTAAATCACTAAGGATTATCCATGGGCATCCTACATTGCCAATTCACTTTCACAATTCGATTTGATATTGCCAGAACTAATGCAATCGAAAGCTAAGGAAATATCTATCTACCTTAACACAGATGATTGCCTTATGGAATTCTCATCCGAAATCCCTGACCCAGAGGAAATTGAACCCGACTTTACCTTCAACATCAAGTATATAACCTTTCAGGTATACTTCGATTAATTACTTAACCCAAGGGGGCATCTAGCCCCCGTTTTATATTATATATGGAACTCAACGAATTACAAAATCGATTAACTAACATCATCACAGGTATCTCTAATCTGGGACCTAGAATCATCCAGGGCATTACTCAAGGCTTTATTAAATACTATATCCCGGACCAAATCTGGGTAATATCCATTACCGATATCGAAGGTATTGAACAAACCGCTATCGAATATTATACCTGGGACGAAGAAAAGGATGGTCCTATACCTGGCATTAAACTTTTCAAGGATCTCAATATATACCTTGAACGAGAATTTTGCGAATACTAACACATTGCCCCAGGCCTAACTTAGGTACCTGGGTTTTTACTTACGCTAACTTAGTAAGCCATTATAGGCTATCCTAATCTCTATAGGCTTACCATAGTCCCTATATGGCCTTATTGAAATAGGACCAAGGGGTTTATAGAGGGCAATAATAGGGATATAGCTAATTGGCCTTAATTCTTTATCACCTTAGTCCATTAATAGCCTTATCCATATACAGGTATATAATAAGGACAGGCATAAGCCATATAAGAATATCCATATACATATATATCATATATGCCCATTACAAGGCGTGTGAAGATTATCCTTGTGAACCCCCAAAATTAAGTGCAAATATTAAGTGCACAATATTTTCTATTTTATGAATTTTTCACAAAAATAATTTTGAAAATAAAATTATTCATTTTCTCAAAAATTTTTCTTGAAAATGTTTGTAGATTAAAAAAATAGTTCTTATATTTGCAATACAGAAATGAAACAAATACTACCTTATTAGAATAGTTTAAAAAGTCTTGAGGGTCTATTTGAAAAGGTAATAAAAATAATAAATAATAAAACTTTCAAGCATTTTATTATGACAACAAAAGTAAATAAAGTGAATGTAGAAAAAGCAAGTGCAAACGCAAAAGCAAATAGTTTAATTGCTTTAGACGTATTGAAAAGCGTAAAAGAAAAAAATCAAGGTCTTTTCAAAACTTCTTTAGGGACAAAAACAGAAATTTACAAAAAAGAACTTTTTGAGGGTGCAAACGAAAAGCAAATCAAATCGTTACGCAAAAAGTTTAGAAATGTAACTTTTAATTTTCTTTCAACGATTGCAAACAATGCAGATAAAAAACTAATTGAGGGCTTTATAGACTTTTATAAACAAGTCTATGTTTTAAACGATTTTTCTTTTTCTTCGATTGCAAGCGAAAACACTAAAGAAGAAAAGAAAGAGATATTAATAAAAGGTCTCGAAATTGTGAAAAAATCAATGAAGTAAAACAGAATCAGATAAGGAGTAAAATTTTACTCCTTATCATAAAAATAAAATTATTATGTTATTAATTTTGTTTGTTATCTTATTAGCTGTTTTTGTTAGTGCTTTATATGTAGTTTATATTCTTTTAAAATCAAATCATAGAATAATCTCTACTATTATTGACGTACAAACTTTTCAATTAATTAATGTAGAGCAATTTCTATTGATTGAACAAATAAGCATGAACTATTTAAATGAAGTTGAATATACAATTTATAAAAAATTTTCTTTTAAAACTTTTTTACTATACTTAAGTTATTGTTTAAATGAACAATTTAAAGAAAATTTAAGTAATCATTTAATAGATAATTAGAGAACAAAGGGACAAATAAAAATGTTTGTCCCTTACTTTTTATTTTTAAATGTTAAATTTAACGGAACCGTAGTCCGTTTTTAGTACCACAACTTTCGAAGCTTTCGCATTAAGGGGTACCTTGAAGGCAAATACACATTTTCAGTACCCCACAAAAATCACTCTTCGTGATAAGGGCATGCCCAGATATCCCACACCACACACATGCCCACATAACACACAAAGAAGCCAGAGACCAAATATCCCTGGCTCTCATCTCCCTTATCCCTCTGGTAGATTACAATATCAAAGTTCTTTTTATAAACCAAAAACTTATAAAAGATATGGAAGAAACATTATTCAAACTAGCACGTGCTATAGATACAGGTACAGATACTGTATCTTCAAATGGTGGTACTATATCCTACCGTATCACTTCCCTCAAAAGGAAACTGGTAAATGGCAAAGTAGTTTCAACCTCTACACCCTATTGTACTTTGGACTCAGCCTTCGTAAGTTGGGCTGTTTGGAAAGATGTTACCGTTGGAGATGGTTACTTAGATATAAAAATTAACTATTCAAAAAATACTGGGTCCTCAAGGTCTACTACTCTGATATTTGCCCAAAATGAGTCTAATAACAAAATCAATCTCACAGTAACTCAAGAGGCTGGTGTAACCTATAGTGGATACATAGAAATGGTTTCAAACACATTGCCTTTAGGTAGTAATAAATCTAGTACTGCTCAAATCCTTGTAATGGCCTATTTAAAGGGTAGTGATGGGTCTAAAAAGCCAGAAACTCCCAATGTGGGTAGTGCTCCCGATTGGTGCTCAGTATCCATTGCCTCAGTGGGTACTATTGAGAACCAATACAGGTTATCCCTGACCGCTTTATCGAGTAATCAAACTGGAGCTAACCGTTCAGGGCATATCTTCTTAACCTGTGGGGATGCTAACCTTAGTATACCAATAACTCAGAATGCTGCAACATTCACTCTCTCTGGATTGCCCACAGATACACGCCACTATCTCTTTGGCAAGAGAGCTAGGCCAAAGAGTACATCATCTTCAGATTATGTGTATATACAGGGTCTCTCAACAACTGGTATTACTATGCCTATTCCATTCGAGGCCAATAACTCAGAACCTGGTTCTCGAATAGAATGTACTACTGGAGATATGGTATCTGTATATACTAAACCAGGTGATACCTGGGTATTAAAGAGGTCATTTATAGTACCAAGTGCAGGAGGAACAGTATTAATCTAAAAACATTATACATTATGGAAAATAAAGTTCTTAAATTAGGGGGGGGAGATCCACCAAAGATGTATATGCAGAAATAAAAACACTCCCCCTGCTGCTAGCAATGATACTCCTATACTCTCCAGTAGGTTTAACCCCACTAGAAAATATCCATTAGATTTGAATTTTTATTGGGTAAGTCAAAGCCAACTTAATACCCGTATTAAGATAATATCCCAATTATAAAAGCAATTACCCAGAATATAAGAGCCAGTGTATATGCAACAGAATACCTATGCCAGGGATACCAGCAAGTAATATAAGAATCTACTTTTAGTATTTCTGGATGTTCTTCCTCGTATTTTTTATCCTCTTCTCTAGAACTGTATTTATGAAATACATAGAAGGGTAAGAATACGAGGAAAATTATTAAAGCAACTGGGAACAAGAGTAGGAGAATTATCTCCCACCCTTGCATTGATGTCCCAGCATAATTACCATCTCTGTCAAAAAAGTATCTCATAGTAATTTGTATTTTATGTATCTGATTAATAGATAAATTGGAAATAGAGGTAATACTATCCATACCGAGATGAATAAAACGAGAGAGTGTATTTTGTGAGTATAGGGTAAATAATCCAAGCAAGCCCTTACAAAAAATACCGTGAATGGCAAACATACCAAGTAAATTATCGCTAATACGGTAGTCATTGTTCTTTGAGGTATTTGTTAATAATCTTGGTAAGCTTCTTATCAAATTCAATCATCATATCGAAAGCTTTCGAATCTTTCATACTTCTAATTTCCTTATCAAGGAGTTCTATGTTTCTCTTGATTGAGAAATAAGCCTTGTATGCAAGGAATACTCTTTCATTTTCTTCGGTGAGTGGAAGAATTTCCCCCTTTTGCCCATCCAATCTTGGATATGTATCATCAGGACCTAAGGTTCTTGCAACTTTTACTCGGTTACTGAGCATTGCGAATCCACCTTTTTTATCGATAGATTCCACTGTAACTTTCTCAATGATGGGTCTTCCAGATAATGTGAAGAGAACCTCATCCCCCTCTTTGAGCTTTTTGATTTCTTTCTTTTCTTTTTTCATATCTTTATTTATTAAGAATTTTTCTTTATGCAAATATACGAAATTATTCTTTATTTATTGCATTATCTATTTTATTTTTTATAAATTCATAGGCATTGCCCCGGTAATCTTCTAGCATTTTGTATTCCTGTGGAGATAGAAATACCCCATTTACTTTAAAAGCATCTCTTAGATGCTCCGGTATAGTACCTTGGTGAGTGATGTTATTATAACGGATGATGAAAAGTTTCTCTTTATCTTCATCTATAACACCAAGTGTGTTGACTGGTTGGAGTTTAGTTTGGTAAATTCCCCCGAAAGCCGAAGGAACCATTAGAATACTTCCCGGTATTCTAGTTATCCAATGGGAATAATCGGGAGTAATTACGGCAATTTTCTTCTCTTTTTCAAGTTCTTTATCATAAGCTAATCGATTAAACCAAAAAGCACATTTAAAACAAACTTGTTTTCTTGCCATAAGTTGGGGAATCTCTCTAGTTTCATCGAATTCCTCTAAATTAATTGGTTTGCCACATATCTGGCATTCATTTTTCTTGCCCATATTGCATTATTTTATAAGTTATATATGATAATAGAACCTCGAAACATCCTAAAAATGGGTTATAAGCAATACTTTTGTTACTAAAATTGAACCATAAAACTGATAAGTTATGGATAAACTAACAAATGAAATGATTAAAGACCTTGCTATTCGCTTAGGTCTAGAACCTGCTCTATTGAAGGCTGTTCAATTGGTAGAAGCAGCAGGTAGAGATGGGTTTTTAGCTGATGGTAGGCCTCAAATTCTCTTTGAGGGTCACATTATGTACAAAGAAGTACATAAGAAATTCCCTGACAGAGATTTAGCTTACCTTTGTAAGAGATATTCTACGACTTTCTTCCCTAAATGGGATAAATCGAAGTACTTGGGAGGTGTACACGAGTACAAAAGACTCGAATTAGCCAAAGAAATTGACGAAGAATGTGCATTGAAGTCTGCAAGTTGGGGTATGTTCCAGATTTGTGGGTTCAATCACAACCTCTGTGAATGTAAAGATGTCTTCGAATTCGTTCATAAGATGTCGGAATCTCATGCAAATCAACTAGAACTCATGTATTATTTCATGAAAAACTCTGGTTGTTTGAGATTACTCAAACAAAAGGACTGGGCTGGCTTTGCCAGAAAATACAATGGTCCTGGGTATGCCCAGAATGCCTACGACCAAAAACTAAGAAATGCTTACGAAAACTTCAAAGATAAATTATGAAAAGATGTCATTTTAACAGCTGGGTAGCAAAAGTATTTCTTTTCCCCAGTTACAAAGCAATTACTCTGGTGTATAACTCATTCTTCAAACACAAAGTAGAAGAGTGTAAACCTGATGATATCAATCATGAGTGTATTCATCAGATACAGCAGATTGAGTGTAGTATAGCAGGTTTGATACTTGGTATCATACTCTGGTTATCCTTTGATATATCCTTCTGGTGGGTAGTGGCCCTGGTTTTTGGATTCTTCTATCTCTGGTATATTATCGAATACATAATCATCAGGTGCTTTGCCAAGTGGGATAAACAGAATGAAAGGTATCATGATGTAAGTTTCGAAGAAGAAGCCCACAATAATGATAAGAATCTGAGCTATCTGGAAGACCGTAAGCCATTTGCTTGGATTAAGTACATTAAATTGAGAAGCTACAAGAAATGAAAAAACTAAGGGTATTGGGAGTGTGCGCTGGACAGGGTGCACTCCTGTTCCCTTTTAAGAAAAATTTGTTAGGGAACATAGAGATAAGGGGAGTATTCCACACTCCGGGCGAAGAACAATGGGAATTAAACTTTGGAGATATACCGTTCTATAAGGGCTTTTGTTTACAAGAATTCGATGAGAAAGTAGACATAATTATATCAAGCCCCGATTGTGGAGCAGCCTCAGTAATGAGGTTATCTAAAGTAAAAGAATTAGGCAATCCAAAAGATAACCGTAGTCTTAATCTAGTAATTGCATCAATACTCAAGTATAAACCTAAGATATTTCTTATAGAAAATCTACCAAGACTGCTAACACTGCTTCCCAAGGATTTCTTTGAGGAAACATTCAAAGACTATAAATTAATTTTTCACGAAAGGTCAGTTTTAGATTACGGAAACTCCCAGGAGTCAAGGAAGCGATTACTCATCATTGGAGTACATAAAAAGACTGGTAAGAAATACTTGAATGCTTTTGATGAAGTATTTCGAGTAAAAACTCCAACAACTACTAGAAATTTACTTAAACCACTCACATTCTCTCAGAAAAATAATACTAACCAAATTCCGTTTATGAGTAAAACTCTGGCAATGTATGATTATCGAAAGCTTCCAGAGAAGAAGAATCTCACAGTAGCAAAGATACATAGGCTCTGGGTTAGGGATTTCAAGAATGAAAAGAAGTGGCCTATCAAAACTGCAAAGATGAGTACTCTTCCAGGAGTGTATCGATTGGAGTATGATAAACCTCCCTTAACTCTCAGACCTGCAGATAGGCAATTTAGACCCGATGGCTACCCTTTGGGAATCGAAGACTTCAAGGCAATTATGGGTTTCCCAGATAAATTCGAAATTTACCTTCACAAAAATGGTGATACCTTCGAAGAGGATTTTAAGGATTACCACTATTGGCTTAACAAGGCAAGGTACACAATTGCCAAGGGTTCGGTTTATGAGGTAGGGATTTGGTTCAAAAAATGCCTCAAAAAGGTAAATACCCAAGAACCGTGAGTTTCAGCTTTATATATAAAGTCTTATATATAAGTTTCTGGGGTGCCTTGAAATATATAGATATATAATATACTACGTATATATATCTATATATTTATCTGCGTATATAGCTATTCATATATCATATCGTAAGTAGTATATTTGGATATTATCTCACTTCGTTCGATAAAGGTAATCGCTAAGCGATTACCGAATAGATAGTATCATTAAAGCGTGCGAACTTCCTAAAATTTTTGAACATGAAGAATTTAAAGAGGGCCTTGTTCATTGTAATTCTAGGATTTACTATTTACCTTTGCTTCAGGAATTACAAACTTTCTCGAGAGGTTGATTCCCTGGAACTAGCGGTCAATGAAATCCCAGATACAGTATACACAGAGAAACCCTTCAAACCAGAGAAGAAGTACTCAGAAAAAGTTGAACCAGGTAAAATCTTAGTTCATGATAATAAGCAGCCAACTCTCTTTCCTGATTCCATGCTAAGGCAGCCAGTTATCAGTGACCAAGATTCCCTGGTTCAAATTGTTTTGAAGAAAGATAAGTTGAACTTAAGTCTGTTCAATAAGGAGACTAACACTTATTCAACTAGACTATTCCAAATCGACTTAGATAAGTACAACTACAACTGGTATGAAGGTCAATTAACTCGAAAGAAAGTTGCAAGGTTATCACTTAGTCCATACGTTTATGGCAAATACAGACCTTTCAATAATCTCTTCGATATGGGAGCTGGTCTTTCAATCAAGACTAAGAGATTTAATTACAAACTCGGAGTCAATACCTTTTACTATCCGAAGATAAAATCAGGGATGGGTACTGACATCGAATTTCAAATAACGTATAACTTTTAGATATGGCAAAGACTATCTCAGAAACTAGAACTACTTTAACTCGAGAAGAGCTATCAAACTTATCCCGAGTTTCTAGTGATGTTTTCTTTTTTAGCCTTTTTTGCTATGTGATACATCCAGTAAGAGGAAAGGTAAGATTCGATTTATACCCCTTTCAGAAATCCGTTCTCTACAATTTCATTGCCCAACGATTCAATATCATTCTCAAATTCCGTCAGGCAGGAATTACAGAACTTATTTCAATGTACTGTCTTTGGTTGGCGATGTACCATCCCAACAAAAAGATAAACATTATCTCTATCAAAGACACAACTGCTAAGAAGGTACTTAAGAAGATTAAGTTCATGTACAAGAATCTTCCATGGTACCTTCAAACTCCCATAATCAATGGTAGAGCTGGTGAATACGGTTCTGCTTCCATGATAGAATTTGATAATGGGTCATTCATTGAATCTATTCCGACATCATCCGAAGCCGGTCGTTCGGAATCCCTTTCTCTTCTGGTAATTGACGAGGCAGCAGTAGTAAGATGGGCTGCTCAAATTTGGGCTGCTGCATTCCCTACTCTTTCCACTGGTGGAGCTGCCATCGTCAATTCCACTCCCTATGGAGTTGGTAATTTCTATCACTCAACTTGGGTAGATGCCATTGTAGGAGGTAATCCTTTTAACCCAATTCGATTATACTGGCAAATGCACCCAGAACGAGATATCAATTGGTATAACCAAATGTCTTCTGCTTTGGGAGCAAAACGAACTGCACAAGAAATTGATGGTGACTTCTTATCATCTGGTAATACAGTCTTCGACTTAGCCGATATTAAAGCTATCGAAGACTGCCTTAGTGATTACCCAGTTATTAAGAAGAGATTTAATGGTCAATACCGACAATTCTGTGAACCCGAATCAGATAAAGAATATTTCATTGGTGCAGACGTTTCAACTGGTAGAGCTTCTGACTACTCTTCATTTACTTGTATGGATAAGCTAGGAGAAGAACAAGTAGTATATAAGGGAAGAATGGCAGTGGGAGCTTATGCTAAGTTACTTGGTGATACTGGGAAGTTGTTTAACTGGGCAATAATAGCTCCAGAATCCAATGACGTTGGTTTATCAGTAACTTCTAAGCTTCAAGACGAAGGCTACCCTAACCTTTACTATTACCAGAAGATGTTAAAGAAAAAGGGTAAAAGTAGACCTGAAATGGATAAATCCCCTGGTTGGTTAACCACCCAAAAGAATCGTTCAGTGATAATAGAAAACTTAGAAGAAGATATTCGATTAGATCACGTAACCATTAAGGACCCATTCTTTGTACAAGAAGCTTATACCTTCATTTATGATGGTTTAGGTAGACCTGTTGCAATGGGTAAACATAGGGCTAACAATTCGGCTGTAGATGTAGACCTTGAAGGGGATGTATATGCCGATGATGATATCTTTGGAAAAGCAATATGTAATCACATAAGGAAAGGAAAAACTAACGTAATCGTACAACCAAGATGAAAAAGTACTTCAATTTTAGTTGGGGTTGGGGACGTAAGAAGGACCCTCCCAAGAATGGTACATCCTCTAATAAAGAGGAGAAGCCTGCCACATCGATTTCGCCTGGTAGGGTTTCAGTTGACGATGATAGCGATAACTTAATTACATCATTACAAGGGTTGACTAAATTAGTTGAACCCTCTTTTCGTGTTGATGTGATACCTTTAATTCGGGATTTATATAAAGTAAATCCTGATATGGGCATCGCATTGCAAGATATGTTTAAGTTAGCTAACACCAGTCATACAGTAACTTTCCCTAATAATACCGATGAAGAGGCTTCAAAGATGAGAGAACATCTTAAGAAAGCCACCAAGGGATGGACCAGATATACTGCTGGTATAGATGGTTTAGTTAATAAAATGATTGTTCAACTTCTTGTAAGTGGGGCAATATCCGTAGAAGGAGTACCAAATGATAAGCTTGATGGTTTGGCTACTGTATTATTCCTTAAGCCAGAACACATCAAGTTTAAACGTGAATTAAATGGGGTGTATGCTCCTTACCAAAAGAATATAAATTTCTTTGTTAAGCAACAAGATTACATTAAGCTTAACCCAGAAACCTACTTCTATGTTGGTATGTTCAATGATACCGATGAACCTTATGGAGTTCCTCCATTTATGCCTGCATTGGATTCTCTCAAAGGACAAAATGATATGAAGATTAACTTCAAACATATCATGGAGATTTGTGGTATGGTTGGTTTCTTAGAAGCTAAGATGCAGAAATCTCCACAAAGGCCAAATGAGAGTATCAAATCTTATGAATCCAGATTATACCATGAACTCAATATCCTCAAACGTAATGTTAAAGAGGGTATGAAGGATGGGGTAGTTGCTGGTTACATAGATGACCATGAATTCAAACTAAATTCTACTACTAAGGAGCTCGGTAATATCGAGAAGCCTTGGAATATGAACCAACAATCTGTAGCAAATGGGTTGGGAGTTAATGGCTCTATCATTGGGGTATCATCTACTACTGGTGAAGGTGCAACTGGTATAATGCTGTCTAAGATGATTAGCCAGTTAAAAAATATCCAAATGCTTGTAGCTTATGTATTAGACCGACTTTATTCTCTAGAACTGCGTCTGGCAGGCTTTAATAATAAGGGGATGAAGATTGATTGGGGAACTTCTACAGTTTCTGATGAAGTTAAAATCCAACAAGGTCTTCAGTATAAGATACAGAACCTTGACTTATTGTATAAGGCTGGTATCATTAGTCAAGAGCAATATGCTTGGGCAATGGGTTATGATTCTCCTGATGAGAAAGAACCAAGAGTTTCACTTGAGGACCAATTTGCTAAGGGAGGTAATATAGACCCACAAGAAGGAACTAAGAAGAAACAAAGGCAAGATGATAAAAACCAATCTGCTCGTAGGTCAAGAGATAAGAATAACCCGGCTCCTTCTCGAGGAGACCAAAATACTAAAGCAAGATGAGTAAATTTACAAAGAAAAACAAAGAGCATCTTGATTCTATGGTGATAGGTCAAGGCCATACCATTATGGCTGGGTATATCCCAGAAGCAGTGGGAGCCAAGGCTTTCTCAGAGAATTATTACAAATGGAAAAATCCTACACCGGATTCCATTGCTCAATTTGGGTTTTGGGGAGGGGATATAGATTATAATACTTACTATCCCAACCTAGACAAATCGGAACTAACTCCTAAGGACGAAGAGTTTATCGAACCAATGTTCAGATTACTTTCAGAAACAATCGTATCTAAGAATTGGAACCCGACAGACTTTGGACAGAACGGAGTACTAAAGGCTTCTATGAAGATGTTGCTTGGTCAAACAGTAAACTGTGACCATGAAACCAACATTGGTAATGCTATTGGTGCTGTATCACAAGTAATGTGGCAGGAATCCTATAAAGACGGTAGCTTTACTATACCCGCTGGTATCAACGGTATTCTGAAAATCGATGGTAAGGCAAACCCAAGAATTGCTAGAGGCATCCTTATGGAACCTCCTTCAATTCATAGTAATTCAGTTACTGTACAATTTAAGTGGGATAAATCCCATCCCCAAATGGAAGATAACGAATTTTATCAGAAACTGGGTACTTATGACTCTAAGGGAGTTATGGTACGTAGAATTGTTACTGAAATTGTTCGTTACCTTGAGACCTCACTAGTTTCACATGGGGCTGATTCATTTGCCCAGAAAATTGGTTCGGATGGTAAAATCATTAACCCAACTTTTGCCAAAAGAACTTGGGCATCCTATGAAGAATATAGGGATGATAAATCGAAGCAATACTTCTTTACTGATTACAAATCGGATTTAACATCATATCAAGAAAAGGACGATACTCAGGGTTCTTTTAATGATAATGATGCCAAGGATAATCATTCAAATAAAAATAACATGAACGAAGAATTACTAAAATTTCTTGAAAGCCTTTTTGGGGATAACATGCTTACCCTGGAAGAAGGTAAAGAGATGAATCAGGAAAATGTAATTGCCTGCATTCAGACTTTGGTATCATCCAGAAACGAATTGCAAACTTCGGTAGATAATCTTACTACAGAGAAAACTTCTCTTACGGAACAGATTACCAACTTGAATGCCGAAGTAGCTAACTTGAAGGAAATGGCAACTGTAGGAAAGAATCACATTGCTTCTCTCCGTGAAAATGCCGTAGAAACTTACAAGAAGTTGATGGGTGATAAGGTAGATGAGACAATCGTTACGATGCTCAATGCCGAGACTACTGGTATTACTACTCTTGTTTCCTTGACAAAGGATTACCAAGCTCGCTTGGAAGAGAAGTTCCCTCTCACTTGCTCAAAATGTGGTTCTAAGGACGTCAACCGTGCTTCCTCAATTGCTGAGGATGATACCGAGGGTAAAACTGGAACCCAGGGTACTGATACCCAACGGAATTCAGAATCTCCGAGTACTAAGAATGTAATCGATAACTTGTATCGAAACAAAATCAAATAACTAATATAAATAATCCGCGTTATGGAAAAAACTAAAATCGTAAACGACCCTCAGCAACTTACCCTCTTTGGGGAAAGAACCCCGAGAGCGGTGATTTACAAAAGTGAGTCACACAAATTGCACCAGGCTTTCAATGTTAAAGCTGGAGAGAAAATCGTACAGGGTATGCCAGTAGCTTTGAATAGAGAAGGTTTGATTTACCCTTGCACTGATGTAGCTACTCAAGTTTATTTGGGTGTAGCAGTAACGGATAACGTTAACCCTGCTTATCAACCTCAAAGAAATTTCCCGGTAGAGGTAACAGTAGCTATGGAAGGTTACATGATTTGTAACTGGGTATCAAACGGAAATATCGACGCCGACTATGTAACTCCCGATGGAACATTGCTTAACGATAGATTCGTAAAAGCTAACCAAGCAACTTCATCCCAGTTCATTGCCCTTAATCCTGCAGAAGAGGCAAATGAGGTAATTCAAGTACTCATCAAATAAGAGAAAAGAAGTTATGGAAAATAAAATAGATATTACAAAGTTGAAGGCTCAGGATTTTATGAATGAGCTGCCGGAAATGGTAAGAAGCTTGGAAGCTGTTCGTTCCGGTTCACAGGACAAGAAGCCTGTAGAGGTAACTTTTGGAGAATTGGTTACCGGTAAATGGGGTATTTCAGAAGATGAACTTTTTGAAAAGATGGGCATCAATCCAAAAGTGGACACGATGCAGAACATCTTTACAATGCCTCAACAGAATGTTCGTTGGATTGTTCCGGAAATCATCCGTGCTGCTATCACATTGGGTATGCGCCAGGCTCCGTTCTATCCGAACATCATTGCATCTGATCAACCCATCAATGGTTTACAAGCAATCATGCCAATGGTTAACATGTCGGATGCTGCCCCTGCAAAGGTTAATGAGGCAGAAACTATCCCATTGGGTGATGTTAGCTTCGGACAGAAATCAGTTAGCCTCTTCAAAATCGGAAAAGGTTTCAAACTTACTGATGAAGTTCGTAACTATGTTTCGCTCGATGTCTTGGGAATCTACCTTCGTGATTTTGGCGTTCAGTTGGGTTATGCTCTGGATACTCTGGCTATGGACGTTGCTATCAATGGTAACAACCCCGATGGCTCTGAGTCTGCCCCGGTAATCGGTGTATACGAAACAACTAATGGTATCACTTACAAAGACCTTCTGCATATTTGGGTACGTGCTGCTCGTATGGGACGTAACTTCCAAACTATGATTGGTGGTGAAGACCAGGCAATCGAAATGCTGAACTTGCCGGAATTCAAGGATCGTCACTCTGGTACTACAGAAGCTACCCTGAATGTTAAGTCTCCTGTTCCCAAGAATGCTGACTTCTACATTCACCCGGGTACACCCGACCAACAGTTGCTGTTGATTGATACATCTGCTGCCTTGATTAAGCTTACTGCTCGTCAGTTGATGCTTGAATCTGAAAGAATCGTTTCTAACCAGACTCAGGCAATCTATGCAAGCTTGACTACTGGCTTCTCTAAGATGTACCAGGATGCAACTCTGTTGCTGGCTGCTGACAAGAAGTTCTCAGAATTCGGTTTCCCCGAGTTCATGAACGTAGACCCATATTTGATGGTTAACCTAGAATAATAAGGGACGTCCGGTTTCATCTATATAAATTCCCTGAGAGGGTAGGTAACTAAAAAGACCTATCCTCTCTTTAATCATTTTTAAATCTTAGGAAATATGGCTAAAGATAAATATACAGTAACTGTGGGACCAAGAGCTTACAGTTTTCATGACCAATCAACTGGTATTACCGTTTGTAGAGGAGAAGACAAGGAACTCTCTCGTCGTCAATTCCGTGCACCAAAGATTCAGAAGGCAATTGCCTCTGGCCATCTGATTATCATTGCTGATAAATCAGAAATCGAAAAGTATTCAGAGGCCGACATCGAAAAGTTGGATAAGAGACTGAATGCTCAGTTCAAGAAAGGCATGACTCTTGAAAAACTTGCAAAGGGCTATTCCCTGGAAGAACTGAAACTGGTAGCAGGTCTTCATGAAATCGTTGCCGAGAAAGATGATACAGTAGAAACACTTATTCAGGCTTTGCTGGAAGAATTCGAATCCTCTTCTAAAGGGTAATATATGAAAATTACATAAGACAGACTAATATGAATAACAATCTGGACTTTTTGTACGTTACGTCAGGTCTGGAAGTTTCATTCAGAGTCATATCCAAAGTCCCGGCCAAATCCATTTTTGACTGGGACTTTGGCGATGATAAGGGAGAGGTTTTCAATGGTGGAAGACATGTTTCCTATTCTTATGAAACTCCCGGTTTCTATACAGTAACATTACATGTAACTAACTCAAATGGTTTAGATATCACCGTAGATAAGACTCTGGTAGTTTGTGATTATGGACATACGGCATTAGCCGATACAATATATAACTTAATCGACCACTACATTCCTTCAGAGATATCGGATGGAATGACCAGGGAAGATAAATCTATCTACATCACTAAATGGCAATATTATATTGGTCCTCTAGTAAATCACCAAATTCCTGCAGATAAATACACCGATGAATTATGGTATGAAGCACTAGAAAACCAATTAATAATGGAATTGGCTGCCTGGGATTTTCTCAATGTGAAGATACTTAATCTATTAACAAGTACTTCCGAATACTTAAGTCAATTAACCTCTACCAAAGAACAAACTGGTGATGGTACTTCTAAACCCGAACTTGCCCGAGGTGATAGGATAAAACAAATCACTACTGGGCCTACTGAAGTGCAATATTATGATACCTTGGCAGATGCTACAAGTTCCCTATGGAAAACACTTTCTCAAGCAATGCAACCAGGTGGATTAATAGATGAATTAAGGAAGAACCTTTGTATGTTAGCTTCACGATTGGAAATCTACTTACCGTTCTGTGATGAAGTATTTAGAACCGTAGTACCAAAAGTAGTTAACAGAAGGCAACCTGGAGTATTAGATGGGCCAAATCCAAGTGCTCCAGTGAAGGGTGGTAAGAAATCAATTCTAACTAAGTTATGACAAAAGAACCCTGGAGAATGGTAAAGAACCGCTCTTGGGATAGATACAAGAAAATTATCACTGACTTCTTAGATTGGGATGCTGGTAGGCAATCCATAACCTGGGCCAAACATGTTAATCAGCTTCTCAGTCATGCCGAAGACAGTATACCTAAATATTATAACATCCAAATCGAGGCATTATGTTACTACAATGCTTTCAGAAACTGGCCTATCAATAAGGCAACAGTCTCAGGAGAATTGGATGATGAAAACTTATCAATACTAATTTCTAAATCTTATATAGAACAAATCGGTTATCTTACACCGGAGGGTTATTGGGATTTTAATTGGGAACAAGATAGGTTTGTAATTAATGGTATAACGTATAAGCCTTCTGGAGATACTCAGACTGCTCAGGCAAAGGATGAGGCTTTAGTTTTCATGATTATCCTAAAGAGAGACCGAGATACCAAAGTTGAATTTGTAGAATAAAAATAAAGTATATGGCAAAGATGTTAGTACTGAGGTGGACACCAATTACTACAAACAGTGGAATTTGGTTTGATAGTAATCTGGTTATCCTCAATGGTACCTCTGGAGTTCATATTGAAATGAAAGGTAATGGCAATGATGTAACGGCATTTCAATCGATGACCGGAAACAAATTTGTCACCTGCTTTCAAGATTACTTCGGGGATATCTGGGATAAAATAATACCTCATCCTGGTATAGGCCAGGTAATAAAGTTCCGTGTAAATAGGCTTCCTGATTATGCTTGCATACGGGGAGATATTGAGGACGGTGGAGATGTAGACCCCGAAAATCCGGATGTACCAATGAATGCCTTCTGTGGTTCAGAGGGAGAACCATTCAGGGATATCGATTCTGAATTCTTACTGGGTCGTCAACGTGCAGTAATTAATCCTTAAATTTTATAAAATATGTATGTAAGTAAGTATTATACCTGCGAAGAAATAGACCAGCGGTTATTACAGGGTTACTATGATGACTTTGTTAAAGCTGGCTTTGGAGGAACTATAAATGAGTTCTGGGCCTTCGTACTTTCTATCAAGAATAAGGTAGATAAGAAAGAAGGATACGACTTATCGAAAAATGATTTTACCGATGAGTTGAAGGCTAAACTTGATGGCATCGAAGAACATGCAAATTATATCACTAAAGTTTCTCAGCTTGAGAATGATTTGAAATATCAAACCGAGGAAGAAGTTAAACAGATGATTAGTGATTTGGTTGATGGTGCTGATGATGCCCTTGATACTCTTAAAGAGTTGGCAGAAGCATTGGGCAATGACCCCAACTTTGCAACTACCATCACTAATAAATTAACCGACCTTCGTACTGCTTTAACCGAAGAGGTTAATCGTGCTAAGGAAGTCGAAGCTGCTCTGGGTGCTGCAGTAGCTGCAGTTCAGGATAACCTAGAATATGGGTTAGACCAAATCAATAAGAAGATTGATACCGTTAAGGCAGACTTAAAAGCTGAAATCGACCGAGTTGAGAAGAAGGTAGATAAGAATGCTAAAGACATCAAAGACCTTGAAGATAAGGTAAATCAAGGTAATGATGAACTTGAGAAAGAATTCAAGGACCTTATTCAAAAGGAAAAAGATGAACGTATCGCTGCCGATAATGAGATTAAGGAAAGTGTAAATAACCTTAAGACTCTTCATATCAATGATAAGGCTGCACTCGAGGCAAAGATTGCTGAAGAAACTGCAAATCGTACCAATGTAGATACCGTACTGGATTCTAAGATTAATGAAGAAATCACTAATCGCCAGGCTGATACTTTAGCTCTCCAGGGTAAGATTGACCAAGAGAAGGTAGACCGTCATTCTGAGGACCAAGTTCTTCACAATGAAATCTCTAAAGAGGTAACAGACCGTATTAATGCAGACAATGCTCTTCAAGGTAAGATTGACCAGGAAGCTCAAGCACGTACTGCTGCAGACCAGGTATTACAGAACAATATAGATTCAGAGGCCACTACTCGTGCTGCTCAGGATTTAGTTCTCGAACACAAAATCGAGGATATAAAAGAGCAGGGTGTAGAAGACAAAGAACAATTGCTTAATGCTATTGCTGCCGAGGCTGCTGCTAGAGAAAAGGGTGATAAAGACCTTGATGCTAAGAAGGTAGATAAACGTGAAGGTTATTCTTTGACTAAGAATGACTTTACTGATATCCTCAAAGCTAAATTGGATGGCATAGAAGAAAAGGCAAACTATATTACCCATCTCTCTCAGCTTATAAATGATGCCGGTTTCCAAACTGAAGAGGAAGTAAATGCGGCTATCCAAAAGATTATTGGTTCAGCACCTGAAGTACTTGATACTCTTAAGGAAATTGCTGATGCCCTTGGAAATGACCCCAACTTTGCAACTACCATCACTAGGAAGTTGGCTGCAATTACAGAACAGGTTAACCAAGAAATCGAAGACCGTATTGCAGGGGATGAGGCAAACAGTGCTGAAGTAGCTGCTGAAGTTCAAGCTCGTAAGGATGCAGATACTGCCCTTGAAACTAAACTGAAAGAATACGTAGACAATAAGTCTGCTACTGGTGATGCTGCTCTTGGAGTTGTAAAAGACAATCTTAACAAGGAAATCCAAGACCGTAAAGATGCAGATGCCGCAATTCAATCTAGCTTGGATAAAGAGATTGCCGAAAGAAAGACTGCAGATGAAGCATATACTCAAAGTCTGGCTAACGTTAACCAACGTATTTCAGACTTGGCATTGAGTATGCAAGAGTCTATCAATACATTGCGTAATGAGCTTACTGAGCAGGTAAATGCAAATACTACTGCTATTGCCACTAACCAACATAGTATTGAAAGAAATTCAGAGGCAATCACAAACTTAACTAAGACTGTAGGTGATAACTACAAGGAAGTTAAGGAGATGATTAATGAAGAAATCATTGATCGTACTAATGCTGATAGTGCCTTGAGTTCTCGTATCGATACTCTCAATATCGACCTTAATACTGAGAGTGTAGAAAGAAAGGCTGCCGACCAAGTTCTCCAGGTTAACTTAGATAAAGAAGTAGTAGACCGTACTGCAGCTGATAAAGCTTTGAGTACTGAGTTTACTGCTAAGTTGGATAATACCAAACAAGCTTTGGAATCCGAAGTAGGTAATATTAACACTAAGCTTGAACAAGAAAAGGAAAATCGTATTGCTGGTGATAATGCTTTGGGAGTTCGTATTGATTCTCTAGAGGCAGGTAATACCGATGCTATGAATGAACTAAAAGCAAAGGTAAATGCCAACACTACTGCTATTAATGCAGAGAAAGACCGAGCAATTGCCAAAGAGACTTCTCTTGAGGCCAAGATTGATACCAACCTTCAGAATCACAAGGATGATATGGCTGGTATTAATAAGGATATCCTTACCGAAAAGAATGACCGCTTAGCTGGTGATACTGAGTTGCAGAATAATATCGATAAGGAAGCTACAGAACGTGCTAACCAAGATACCCTTATTAATAATGCTATTGCTCAGGAAAAAGCAGATCGAATTGCTGCTGACCAGGCAATGGATGGAAAGAAGGTAGATAAGGTAGACGGTAAGGTACTTTCTTCAAATGACTTTACTGATTTACTCTTTGCTAAGTTGGATGGCATTGAGGAACATGCTAACTATATCACAAAGGTATCTGAATTGTTGAATGATTCGGATTTCCAAAATTCTGAACAAGTAGAGGCAGCTATCCAAAAGATTATTGGCTCTGCTCCAGAGGTACTTGATACTTTGGCCGAGATTGCTAAGGCTCTCGGTGATGATCCCAACTTTGCAGCAACTATGACTGCTAAGCTTACTGAGTTGGAGAATAAGCTTGAAGCTGAAAAGAATCTGCGTGAACAAGGAGATAATACTCTGCAACAGACTTTCACTAACTTAAGTAATACTCTTACTACTACGGTAAATGAGTTGAGAACTTTCGTAACTGAAACCCGTACGGAGCTGTTAACTTCCTTGAATGCTACCAATGCTCTGGTAACTCAGAATGCTGCCAATATTCAACGTAATCTGGAATTGATTCAGGGTATTCAGGATAACAGTAATGGTAACTATACTGCCATTACCGATTTGCTGAATAATGAAATCGCTGCTCGTAAGGCTGAGGATATTCGATTAGAAGCAAAGATTGACCAGAATACTTCTGACTTAAATACAGAGAGAGAGGAAAGAAAGGCCGCAGATAAAGTTCTCCAGGATAACATCGATGCAGAAGAAGCTGCCCGTATTGCTGCCGATACAGCTTTGGGTAAACGTATCGATAAAGAAATTCAGGACAGAACCGATGCTGATACTGCCTTAGATAATAAATTCACTAACATTACCGATGACCATGAAGAAAGACTGGTAGCTGAAGAAGGTACTTCTGATGCTTTGCCTGATACCATGGTTACCGATGTTAGTACTGTAACCCGAACAGGTACTCAGCTTTCTTTCAAAGTAAAGACTTCAACCAAGGATAAGGCAAATAACCAATATGGTGAAGAAGTAGAAGCTACCAAGAATTTACTCCCGGTAACTCAAACTCTTGCTGGAGTTATGTCTGCTGCAGACAAGGTTAAGTTAGATGGGTTAGACCCAAATTCTTTAACTGATCTCTCTGCAGCTTCTGATGCTAATAAGGTAACAGTAACCGTAACTAAGGATAACGGTTTGAATGCTGATACTACCGAAACTTTCGATTTGCCTCAGGTATCGGCTACTAAGGCTGGTACGATGACTGCTAAGGATAAGGTTGAGTTAGATAGAATCTCTACGGCTAACTTTGCTCTTGGTGCAGTAACTCCAAATGAAACTACAGTTGGCATTGCTGCTACTAAGACCGTAGTTGAAGATGGTACAGTAGAACAGAATCCTATCACATTGCCTGCCTCTACTGCAGAAAAGGCCGGTGTACAAACTGCAGCAGATAAGAAGCTGTTTGATTCTATACCAGATAATATTATTATCTTATCTGATGATAAACCAGTTGAGGTAGATCAACAAAGCAGTCATGTTACTTTAACTCATAATTTCTCTTCTAAAAAAGAAGAGGGTATTTATACTCATGAGCCTGAAGATTATAAGACTACTTATATCCCAGCAGCTACTACAGAGAAAGCTGGTGTAATGACCGCCCAAGATAAAGTTAATCTGGATGAGACATTACCCAATGCTATTGCTCAAGAGGTTCAGGACCGTAAAGATGCTATCAAAGCTTTGGACGGTAAATCAGAAGCCGCTCTTGCTCAAGAAGTAGCTGATAGAAAAGCTGCAGATACTGCTTTAGATACCAAGTTTACTAAAGCTGTAAACGATGAAGCAACTGCTCGTACTTCTGCTGATACTGCATTGGGTGCAAGGATTGATAAAGAGATTGCTGATAGAACTGCGGCAGACACTGCCCTTGATACTAAACTGCAGAATAACATTAACACTCTAGAAGCTAAGCATGATGCCTTTGTAGCAACTAAGGGTAAGGCTGATGGCTTTGCTCCATTGGATGGGAATGGGTTAGTACCTGCTAACCATTTGCCTTCATATGTAGATGATGTACTTGAAGTATATGCTACCTATGATGTAAGCCCCACTGGAGGTCTTACTAATGTTCAATTGTATACGGATGCAGGTCACCAAACTCCCGTAGTTGGAGAATCTGGTAAGATTTATATAAATGTTGCCGATGGTGAACCTCCATACCAATTCCGTTGGTCAGGTACTAAATTCGTAGACAGTAATACTTCGTCTCTTATCATTGGGGAAATCGCAGGTACTGCTTTCGAAGGTAGTAGAGGTAAGCATCTTGAGGATGTGGTATCTAGCATGCCTAAAAATTTAATTAGTAAGGTTTCAATAGCTAACAAAAATAAGCGTAATGTTATTATCTTATGTAACTATTCTGCTACGGATGGTCAAGGGCATTACATTGATAATCCCGATGGGATGGTAATCCCTCTAACTCCAGCCACTACTAAAGAAGCTGGTCTGATGGATGCCGATAGTGTAATAAAGCTTAATCAAACCTTACCAGATGCTATTGAAGCTGAACAAGAGGCCCGTATTGCAAAAGATAATGCTCATGATACCTTTAATAGTTCTCTTCCAGGAATTATTCTTACTGGATTCACTCTTACCCATAATTCAACTAATGTAAGAGCTACTCTTAATAATAAAACTAAGAGTGCAGAGGGTAAGACTTATGAAGGTGCTACAGATTTAATTAGAGATATACTTGCAGCAACTAAGACTACTGCAGGTGTAATGACTGCAGCAGATAAGACTAACTTGGATAATACCGTACAGGGGTTGGCAAATGAGATTACCAATAGAACTAATGCCATCAATGCTCTTCGTACAGAATTGAAAACTTACGTTGACGATTTGATTGCCGATACTGGTTCAGATGTAACTGCCTTAGAAACTAAGGTAAATAATCACATTGCCAATAAATCTAATCCTCATACAGTTACTAAAACTCAGGTTGGATTGGGTAATGTTAATAATACTTCTGATGCTGATAAGCCAGTATCTACTGCTCAAGCTACTGCTATTGCTGATGCTAAGGCTGCAGGTACTACTGCTCAGACTTCTATCAATAGTCATGCAGGTAGAAAGGATAATCCTCATACAGTAACTAGAGCTCAATTGGGATTGGCAACTACTGACCAGGTAGTATTTGCTAAGACTACTGCTCCTTCCGGTTTCTGGAAAGAGTCTTCAGATATTCGACTCAAAGATAATATCCGAGATTTGAATCATACTCTAGACCAGATTTGCCAGATACCTACTAAGTCATTTAGTATGCTTGGTAAGGAAGATGAGGGAACTATTGCTCAGAACCTCGAGGGCTTAGGCTTTGGTAAATATGTGGAAGAAGTTCCAGTAGAGAAATCTACGGTACCCAATCCAGAAGAATTCGAAACCTTAGAAATCAACGGAGAAGAATATGTACTCGTAAAACAAGTTAAATATCACAAGATGTCAACCTTGGCAATCGAGGGTGTTAAACTTCTCTATGATGAAATCAAGGCTTTGAAGGCAGAGATTCAGGAACTTAAAAACAAATAAATCTTATGGGAGAGATAGCAACCTGGAGTGCTGTCAAAAGTAAAGTAGGCCTTGGTAAGGATGGCAATGACTGTCCTACCAAGGCTGAATTGTTAGCACTCTCCCCTATAGGAACAGGGGAAAATTATGTGGGGTTGGAACTATCCAATGCCGGTTCCTATGGAAATAACGAAACAGTAAAGTTAGAGGATATTCATAAGGTAACTTATAAGTATACTTTTACAGCTATAAATACTTCCTTTACTTTTCCTGCCATAGGTGGAGAATCAACCCCTGCTAGAATAGGTTTAACTTCAACTAAACAAAAGTATTGGGATGGGGTAGCTCAAGGCTCTTCGGTAACAGTGGGTCATACCGGAACAACTTTACCAGATTGGTTAAAGGTGTCTACTGATACTATGGGGCTTATTGCTACCGAAAATTTAGCTCTATCTTCAAGAGCTCATACTAGAACTTATACTCAAGATGAATCTGGTAAAACCGTTTCTGCTACCTTTACTCAAGCAGCAGCCTCTCAATCATGGACCTATGGTTGGAGTTTATCACCTACCTCTATACTTTTTGGGGCTACTGGAGGTACCAAAACCTTTTCAGTTACTTCTTACAAGCAAGAATTAAGAAATGGGCATAGTTATGGTAACCAAATTACTCTAACTTATACTAGAGCCAACTCTGGTAGCGTATCCGGAAGTGGTACTTCTGTAACTATGGGTAATAATACTTCTACCAGTACACGAAGTGGTACGGTAACCTTAACCCAAGCTGAAACAGGGAAGAAGTTAACCCTATTTTGTTCTCAGTCGGCAGGTTATAGGACTTACAGTGAGATTACAGCAAGTGGAGGAAGTGTATCCGATATACCTGCAAGTGGAGGAAGTAGAAGTTCATTCTCAAGTATGCCAACTTATTCTCAGACTTGGGGATGGAATGGTTCTACAACGGGAGGAGGTACGATTACAAGTGGTGCTAGCATTAGTTATGGTACTGCAGTTAGTGCAGGTTCTTTGGGAACTACGGTTAAATCTAGAACCCGGGTAGGAACCCTTACTGGTACCTTATCACTAAATGGTAAAACCAAATCTGTAAGTGTACCAGTATACCAGGCAGCGAATTCAATTATCAGTAGTACTGAGGGTACACCAGTAATAAGCTTATCGGCAAATTCATATTCTATCTCTAATTTAGGAGGTAGTGTTAATATTTATGCCAGTGTAAGTATATCTATTACCAACTATTGGAGTTCAGGGTCAACAAGTACAGGTTCTTCGAAGAGTGCTACACCTACGGTTAGTGCAAGTGGTACTGGATTTAGTTTGAATTCAGCTAAGACGGTACTTACTGCTACAGAGAACACAGGTACTTCAAGTAGAAGTTGTACAGTAACTGCATCCTATAGTGGGGCAACTACTAAGACCATTAAAGTTACACAGAGTGCTGCTTCAGTATCTTATAAGTATTACTTGGCATTTACTTCCCCTACTGGTTCTAGAACTACTTCTAGAACTGGATTATCGGCTTTGGGAGGTAATAACTTTACAGTTGATGTAGCTTATTCTTTTAAGACTAAGGTAATAAACGGTTCTGAATTAAGTACAAGATACCCATTAGCTTTAACTGTAACCTCAAAACCAAGTTGGGTTACAAATGTAGCAATCACAACGGTATCAAGTGGTAATGGAAACTATGGGTTAACCTTAACCTTAACAGAGAATACCGTAGGATCAACAAGGTCGGGTACCATTAAATTAAGGCAAGCAGAAAATGATGATAATGGTTGGGAGCTTACAGTCAATATAACTCAGAATGCTGCAACTATAACCTATGATTATGTATTTAGTATATCATAGGTTATATACAACACCAGTATTTATTATATGAGAGACCCTAAAAACTTAATTATTAATTTCCTAAAACCAATAAAATTATGGGAGTAGAAGTAAAATCTGACTTGGCTCTTCAGTTGGAACGTTGCTGCTGTGACCTCAAGAATGGCCAACAGGAAATCAAGTGCCTCATCGAGAACACTGCCAAAGACACCGAGATTGCTCGCCTCAATCGAGTGATAGATGCTCAGAGAGACTAGAACATCGTCAATCAAGTGGTAGCTGCCTTGAAGACCGGTACTACAACGCCAGCTCAGTAATTTAAAATACCGAGATGATTAAAAGGAGTGCATCTGTTTTAGGTGTACTCCTTTTTTCGTTTTAACTCATTAAACTAAGGAATTATGGAACAAGAACAACTCACCGAATTCAAGATACAATTAGCTCTACCTGCTCCCAATATAGAGATTGCACAAGAAGTAGCAAACAAAGCTCAGGTACTCATAAATCAATTTGGATACTATCAATTCTTAAACCTGGTAGACTTCATGCAAAGGAATCCAGGTGCAGTTTCATTTGGTTTAAACTTAATAAATAGAAAATGATTATGGACGAAAGAACATTGATTTTCCAAAAGGTACAGAAAGGTGAAATGATTTTCACATTAGAAAAAGACAGACGGTCTGGTTATCCTATTTTTGATACAGCAAGAATCGTAAAGGTAGGAGAAAGTAAACCAATGGCCTCTGGTGCTAAAGACGGCTTTGTTAACAGTGTCGAATTGGTAATCCAAGATTCGGTATCACAACTCACCGTATACTTGCCATCACAATCTGATGAAGGTATTTATAATGGTGTATATTATACTACCGATGTAGTGAATATAATTAATGAGGTTACTATGCAGAAACATAATGCCTTGAATATACTTAACAATCGACCAAAGTTTGAGGCAATTGTTTCTGAATGCGATAACATTCTCAATTCAATTAACCAATCACCTTCTGCTCCAAGTAAACCTGCTCCAGGGTTTGAGGAGTTCCGTCAATACATGGACCAACGAATCTCCACTCAAGAGACTCTGTTACAGAGAATTGCTCAGGAGCTGGGATTGGATAAACCTAAACAACAGTAAGAATTATGCCAAGTAAGTCGGTTAATATTACACTATCGACTCCAGTTGGCCTTCTAGAAATATACGTAGATAAACGAGAACAAGCTCGTGCAGAAAGGTTGATTGCCAAAACTCCAAGTATCTTAACCGAAGGCTATGCGAAAGGTACAGAAAAGTTTGGTAATCAACTTCTTCGTATAGTAAGACGAAGTTTGAATACGGGTGTTCCACCACCCGGTACCCATACTTCTTGGCCAAAACATGCTCCAGGTACTGTAAAGAAATATGGGGAGCATACTCTATTACGACTCACGGGTCAATATGCTAAATCCGTTACTGTAGTAAAGACCAAGAATAGAACTTTCGTTGGTTTACCAATTGGAATCAAGAAGATTACCTATACTGGTAAGACTTCAAGAAAGACTTTGAATCAGATAGCTATCATGTTAGAGTATGGTAGCAGAGATGGTAATTTACCACCTCGTCCTCTTTGGAATCCTGCATTTAAGGCTGCTGGTGGAAAAGCTGCCTTACAAAAGGAAATACGAAATGAAGTTAGAAAAGAAATAAGGAAAGTTAAAAATGGCAGCAGACTTTGAAATATCTTCATTATCCGGAACTGGTACTGCAACTATTAGGGTAAAGCCTAAGGCAGTAAACGAAGACATGAATAATATAAAAGAGCAGGTTCTCAAGGTAGTAGTTCAGGGTGTAGAAAGGGAAGTAACTCTGGTACAAAAGGCCGCTCCTAAAATAGTAGAGACCTGGGAAACTTATTTTAGTATCACTCCAGAAACTACTTCCCATACTTTCGATGGTACTAAAAGGGGTGAGACCCTAGAAATAGGTGTATACAGTTACCAACAGAAGTTTATCGATAATACGCCTCAGGATGAATATCGTGCTGTGGATTGGAAAGTTGAAAGCTCCTCAGATTGGTTAGAGGTAACCCAAAAAATTGGAGAAGCTAATGCCGTAGGTAAGCTTACTATCAAAACTAAATCTACTAATCAAGAACATAACCCCAGTAACTATGACCCCTTGGAAAGAACTGCTATAGTTAAGATTATCTTACAGCAAGAACCTAACACTGAGATAGTTTTAAATATAACTCAATCTCCAGGTACTAGAACTACTAAGTATGGCTTTGAACCAACCCCGAATATACCATTCCCAATTATTGGTCAAAATACTAGTACTGCTCAGATTAGTAATGTAAAGGGTTATCAGTACTACCTTATCAACGGTATTCAAGTTGCTAAATTTATAAAACAATTTAAGATAACCGATATAAGTAAGACAATGGAGGGTCAACTCCCTGGAGGTACTGATTCTGAACCAGTAACCTTTAAAGTATGGCTTACCGATTATCCTTCAAATATTGCTACTCAATGGGTTAGTGAATTAAATTGTGTTGGTCATTTACAAACCATAATAAGGGGTTTTGGAGGTCTTCAGGTAACTTATAATGGGTATATTAATGACTATGGCAATCAAAGTGTTCAATTAAATATTAGATTAGGACTTTAATGGTAAACTCAGAAGAAATAGTAGAAAGAACTTTTTATATCTCTCTACTTAGTACAATGTTGGAAATGGGTCTTACCTTAAACCCAGAAGACTTCTTACCTTTGTCTCAAGAAAACGAAAAAAGATTTCAAGAGGCAATCAAAGGTATGAAGAAGTTTATACCACTTTTTGGTATAGGGAATAACCAAGTAAAAGGCCCAAAGACTCTCCCAAGAATAACCCTAGAATTACAGGGTTATTATGCTGGGGATATTGGTGTGAACAAATACATTATTGGTGATAGACTTGAAGACGGTAATTACCAAGCTTCAGAGTTTCCTTATGAAACCAAAGATATTACCATAGATGTACATCTAGTTTCTCAAACTCAAGCAGATATGAGATTACTACATACAATCTTATATACTAGCTTACCTGCTAGAGGATACATAAAACCTTATTTCAATGATTTAGAGGAATGGGACAAGGGCAGGCTTGCATCAACCGGAAACCTATTCATTGAAATTGGTAATTATTATGATCATCCAGATGTAGAACATGGAATACTTGAAAAGGTATATACTTACATATGTAAAGATGGTATTCTTCCAGAAAAACCCCTGGAAGAAGGTATACTTACACCTATCCAGGATATATCAGTTCTCATTGGTTTGTTAGAACAAAACGAAAATGAAATGTTAGAGTTAAAAGTACCTAAGGTATAGGTACAATACTCTAGGGTATAAATTAAACGAGTAATTAACTTTAATCACAATAGAATTATGCCAACTTCACCTCATGTTGATTTTAAGTTTAAGAACAACAATGTTCTTCAAACTACTCCTATGTTAGGAGTTTCTTGTGTATTGGCTAGAACTACTAAGGGCCCTTATGATGACCCATCAGAAATCATCTCTACATTCTCTCAGTTCCAAAGAATCTATGGTTCTGAAATTGTACCCGATGGTTCTGTATCAAATATCGAAAAGGCTTTGCAAGGTGGTTCTAAGCTTCGTGTTATTCGAGTGCTTGGTAAGGGAGCTACTCAAGGTACAGTAGCTGCAACTGCGGGTAAAGCTAAAACAGTTGCTAAATCCGAAGAGGAAGGTATAGCACCTGCTTCTGCTACTCCAGACCCTGCTACTCCTGCAGCATTGATAACCATTGCTTCTGGGGGAACTACTTATAGTTTGGGATTGGTAACCAAAGGTTATGGAGACCCAATCGGTAGTACTGATACCTTCCAGGTAGGTTTCTATAAACAATCCAATACCTTGTATTATAGAATCTATTCAGGCAATGGCCAGGTACTTGAACAAGGTCCGGTAGTAACTTATAAAACTGCCAATGATAACAATAATACTTCGGTAGATTACCTTGCTCTTAGTACCTTTGCTAAGAACTCAGAGTATATCAAACCGGTAGTAGTTGCTGGTTCATCTTTTGAGAACTTAATCAAATGGCTTACCGATAGTGTAGATGGTACAAAAAATGCCGTTACTGTAACAGTTGGGGGAGCAGCTCCTTCAGATACCGAGAAACTATTTACCGGTACCGTAGGTAGTGCTGGTTCTAACCCTACTGCTGATGAATGGATCGCTTCATTGGATTTAGTAAGGGACTACACTGACTTTTACCAATTATTCATTTCCCATATCTCTCAACACCTTACTACTGATGCTGACGTACTCAAGGTATATAAGGCTGCTGCAGATATGGCAAAAGAATTGATGGAATGGGTACTGTACATAGAAGTCCCAAAACACTTAACCCATTACACCCAGGGTACTCAACCAAGAGACTATAAAGCTCAGGTTACTTGGGTACAGACTTGTCTTGGTACCGTGGGTAATTCCAAGTACATTGCTTACTTTGGAGGTGGCCTTAAGTACTACAATGAGAACGGCAATCTTCAAGATTCTGATGTAGTGGGTACCATTGCAGGTTTGGGAGATGCTTCTGCTACTCAATATGGTCCTTGGAAATCCTTTGCTGGTATGAACCGAGGAGTTATTGGAGATGCAGTTGGGCCCGTATGTCCAAATTATGGTTCTCCTTCTCGATATAATGAACTGAACACACTTGCTCAGAATTATATCAATGAGATGGTAATCAAAGATACTCCCGATGCAGGTAAACAAACCATGCTATGGCATTGTTTCTCTTCTCAGGTAAAACAGGATTCAGAAAGATTCCTTTCAATCGTAAGATTGAATTTGTATTTGAAGAAGTTCCTTCGTCCAGTACTTAACAAATACTTGGAAGAACCCAACGTTTGGGGAACTTGGAAAAGAATTTGGTTGGAAGTTAAACCTACATTAGATTCTTTGGTAGATGAAGATGCCATGACAGAATATACTTGGATGGGTGACCAGGATGCAACTTCTTGGGATGATCTTTCCGTAAATAACGAAGCAGATGCCCGTCAAGGTAAATATCGTGCTATCCTTAAGTATAAAGACGTAGTTCCTATGCAAGAGGTAACTATGGAGATTGTAATTGATGCTGCTTCTAAGTCGGTATCAGTTGTAGAAACAAGTAATAACCTATAAACATATAACGATGGGAGCAAAAGTAAAAAATCCACGGAAGAAATTCTTGTGGAGTATCATGTTCCCCAAACACCCTATCAATACTTATCTATTCCAAAGTTGTACTTTGCCTGATATTGAGATTGACCAGGTGGCTCATGGGGATGTCAATAGAGATGTTAAAACTGCTGGTAGGGTTACTATAGGTAATCTTATCGTAGAGAAACTTATGACTACTGCAGGTTCAGATACCTGGCTTCATGACTGGCTCTATTCTTGCCAAGACCATATAGTTGGTGGTGGCTTAGTACCAAGCCAATATTGGGAAACGGCTATTGTAAACGAACTTGCCGAAGATGGAGTTTCGGTTCTTAATACCCACGTCTTCGAAGAGGTATGGCCATGTAAGATTACCGGCTTAGACTTGGACAGAATGGCTTCAGAGAATACCATAGAGTCCATAGAGTTCTCGGTGGGTACTGCAGACAAATACTAATTCCTTAGTCTATTTTCACTAAGATTCGGTGGAGGGGTGGGATTCCTGTGATAGGAGCTCACCCCTTTCTTGTTGTTATACGGAGTACTATGAACATTTGTAAACATTAAATATATCAAAATTATGGAATTTAGAACATTTAGATTTACCGGACCCTCTAGTTTCGAATATGAAATTAGAGAACAGAATGGAGCTGATGAAGACATTCTCAGTAACCTTTCAGACATGAAAACTTTAATGAACCTTACCAAGTTCATTGCAGCAATCGTAATTAGAACTAATGCCACTCCTAACGGTAAGCTAACCGTTGATGATGCTCTCAATCTACCAGTCAATGACCGCTATGCAATTATTTTCAATTCTCGTATATTCTCACTGGGAGAGGAAGTAGAATTTGAATATGACTGGGGTAAAGAGAACGGTGGTAAAGTTACTTATGGCCAAGACCTTCATGAGTTCCTTTTCGATTATTCAGAAGTACCCACTGATAATAGGGTATTTGATGAAAAACCAGATGCCATCCCTTATTATCCAAAGGGTATTCAATTAACCGGTCATGAATACCTTCTTTCATCGGGCAAGAAAATCAAATTTGATTGTATGACTGGTAAGGGAGAACAAGAGTTCATGAAGTTACCCTTGGATAAACAAACTAAGAATGCCCCCTTACTTTGTCGGAATCTTTACTTAGAAGTAGACGGTAATTGGGAGAAGGTAGAAAACTTTACTCCTTTTACTGCAAAGGATATGGCTGAGATGAGAAAGTATATAATCTCTATTGACCCTATCTTTAAGGGAGAGTCCCATATTACTAATCCCTTAACTGGAGAAGAAAGAACTTATCCTATAGTTTGGGCACCCAATTTTTTCTACCTGACGGAAGAGTAATGTTAGAGAGTGATTTTGTTTATATCACCAGAGCCGAAATAGCCTTAGACTATTTCGGCTTTTTACGTCTTCCGTATAGAATCAGGAAAATATTTAAGGAAATGGCCGAACAATATTATAAACAATTAAAGAAAAGAAAATAAATTATGAATACCAGTAGGAGTATAGTAGAGGTCGGTGTTGCCATGGTATTAAAAGACCGATTCTCTCAAGAGGCTGGCAAGATATCTGGGTCATTCAGAACTATGATGAATGACATGAGTACCTGGAATAGAGGTATACAGATGTCAGCTTCTAATACAATGGACTTCGGAATGCAGCTCGTAGGGGGAATGGCAAGGGCCTATAAATACTCTGCGGGTGTTCAGAATGAAGTTTGGACTGCTTCGAAAATTGCCGGTGCTACCATTGCAGAACAAAGAGAGATGTTACAATTGGCAAAAGATGTCAATGAGATAACTCCTCTTACTGCTTCGGATGTTGCATCAGGACAAAGATACCTGGCTATGGCAGGTAATAAATTCGATGCTATTAAAGAAATGATTGGGCCAGCATCTAAGCTGGCTTCAATCTTTACTATGCCAGTGGGACAGAAAGGTGGTGTAGCTGACTTGATGACTAATATCATGTCAATGTACCAAATCCCAATGGGAGAAGCCGCTAGAGTAACCGATGACTTATATACTGCAGTTACTAATGCAAATATATCTTTGACAGACTTAGCCCAGTCCATATCTTATGCAGGAGCAGATATGGCAACTGCTGGAGTAGATCTTCGGCAAACGGCTGCTGCCATCGGTGTATTGGGGGATATGGGTATACAGGGTTCTATGGCAGGTACCTCTCTGGCTAATATGATTCGTTACTTACAACTCTCTCTTGTTAATCAAAAAAAGAAAGGCTATAACGCTTTAGCAGACTTGGGCTTAAGTCCTGATGAGTTTTTCGATGCTCAGGGTAACCTTATAGATCTTTACACTATCTATCAGAAATTTGCCAAGGCGGCAGTAGACTTACCTTCACGGATAGAAACACCAACCTTCTTCAATATCTTTGGTGTTCGTGGTAATCGGGGCATGCTTCCAGTACTTAGAGATATTGCTTCTGGTAGAGATAAGATGGGTAAGATACTTGCAACCTATGACCAAAACATGGGGGCAGTAAATAGACTTAATGAAGAACGTCTTAAAACCGATGCGGGTGTCATTGACCAATTCGAATCAAGTCTAGAAAACTTAACCGTTACTGCAGGAGCTGCTTTGGGTAGAATATTTACCCCAGTACTTAATATGGGTAATTCCATCATCAACGTAATAAATTCTATCTCTGAAACTTGGGCTGGTAGCTTTGCTCTTAGAGTAGGGGCTACAGCAGCAGTAGTTGGTACCATTGTTGCAGGGTTTAATACTGTAAGAGGTATTATAAGGTCGGTTGGATATTTACAAACTATTGCCACTGCTTCTACTAAGGGTATGTCTGCAGCAGCCATTAAGACGAACACCCAATTTGCTATTATGGAAGCTCATATGATAAGTATGGTAAATCTCATGAGGACCATGGTTCAATTGCAGATGATGATGGGGGGAGTTAGTATGAACAAAGCTGGTAGATTTTATAATACCAAAACCGGTAGATATATTAAAACACCCAATCCAGGGATGTCTCCAGCCACTTCACTCATTGGAGGTGGTGTGGGAGGTACTGTAGCTAATCAAGCTGGTAAACAAGCTGCTAAGACTGTTGCTACTAGAAGTTTAGCTTCGGTAGGTGGTAGGTTATTAGGGTTAATTGGTGGACCCTGGGGATTAGCTATTACCGTAGGTTTACCTTTACTAATAGAAGTAGGTAGTAGACTTATTGATTCAGTAGATAGGAATACTAATGCCCAAGATAAAGAAGACCCATCTGCAATCAGAGCTCAGAATGAAGAAAGGTTCTTGAATGCAATGAGAGCAGCTATTAGAGATGGGTTAAAAGACGGTAAGATTAATATCAGTGTAGATGGTGAGATATTAGGGGATTACTCTTTGGGTTCTCAGCAAGATTATACTGGTGTAGCATTAGGATTATAAAATTAAAACACTATGGCTAGAGTATTAAATAAAGCAGCAGGTAAGGTCGTTGAAAAATATAATGACCTTACAAGGGATACCGCAGGAGTTCTTACGAGTCCCTTAAATAAACTATGGAGAGCTCGGATATTACTCAATCGAACTATTTCTACTCTTCCAAAGGATGATGCTCAAAAGGGTAAACTCTATGACCCAAATGGAGTAATTGGAGAAGCTCAAATATCATCTAAGAATCCAACCCTAAACAAACAGCTCCAGGCTAAATGGAGAATGGAATTACAATTTCCAAGATTAGAAGAAGGTGAAGGAGTAGACCCAGCAAAAGGGAATAAGAATACCACTAATTACAGAAACTTTGAGGCTAAAGCTGATATCATATATCAGAATGAGGTAAGGATATATAATATGACTGTTAACCCTACTCAGTATATTACCTTACAGAATAGACCTCCAGAGTTGGACTTCAGGGGAGAAACCACATGGGCAACTATCAAATCCATGGGAAGGAATACTCCTATGTATCACTTTACTGGTGCTGAGGACATCATTCAATTCAATGTATCTTGGTACTGTAATGACCCAGAGAATCCAGAGGAGGTAATTAATAAGTGTAGGTTATTAGAGGCCTGGACTAAAGCTAACGGTTATCAATCGGCTCCGCCTATTGTTAAGATAGAATGGGGGGATTCGGGTATATTTGATAATCACTATTACATCCTTACTTCAGCAACCTATACTCTGAAGAACTTTCAGAATGGTTATAGGATAAGGGTACCTGGAAAGCCAGCTACCTTTGGTAATGGTAGGTTATTACCTGCAGCAGCAACTCAAGAATTGATTTTCAAGAGAGTAAGTGCATATAATCTATCCTATGGAGATTTTATAAATTCGGATTCACTTAAAAAGACGGGAGGTATTAAATATGATTGATATTAACCAATATCTGACGGGAGCTAGCCCTTATAATAATGCCTATGCTCTAAATTACGGAGATGGAGATTACTCTTTAGAAACTCCAGTAGTTTCTGTACCTTCATCCTCAAATGATATTCAACATACCATTAAGGATGGAGAGACTTTACAGAATATAGCCTATAAATACTATGGGGATTCAGGTAAATGGTATCTTATTGCAGAAGCTAATGGTATACTAAACCCTTTTAAAGAGGTAGAAAGTGGAACACTTATAAGAATCCCCGCTTATGGCAGCTAAACAAAAATCCATATTATATAACGGAATGGGCCAACCATACTTGGCTCTATTCGATTTTAGAGGTATGCCGATAATGAATCCCATTACTGGTATACCTCTTGGAGCTTATATTAGTACCTGGAATTATAGGTATGATGAAGAAAAAGAAAATCTTGCTACAATTACATTTGATACTGGAGATCCCGATACTGTGGACATAGAGGCTTTACAAGAAGGTAATGTGATATGCTTACAGTGGGGATACATATACCCAGACGGTCAATTTGTATCGGGTCCAATTAAAACTATCAAGGTCAGGGATTTTGAGGCAAAGTTTGATTCTACTGGTACCCATGTAACTATCAAGTGTATAGACTCTATTGGTGATTTAAGATATCAGCCACCATATAATTTCTCTGAAGCTTCAGAGAATAGTTTATCTTCCTATTTAGATGGTGGTTGTGATAATGGTGTAGGTGTAATCATAGAAATATTTCAGTAATGGAACAACGAATAATAAGTAATAAAGTATATGAGTCACTACAGGTACCTACAGAGAATACCCGTACCACTACTGGTAAAGTACTCTATGCTAACAAATACAGTGGGATAGCAGAAGTGGCTATGCCAGAAGATTTGAAGGCTCTGATTAATAGTGACTTTGGGTTAGTTGGCAAGAACATCTTAGTTCAATTAGAACAAAAGATGAGAGGTTATACTAATGGCCCTTGGTACATAGATTCAAGAGATAATGTTATTTATATACACAATAGGAAATTCCATGAAGAACCTGTAACTGTTTATACTTATCAGGGTGAGAATGGCGAAGTACTCAGTGTTCAATTTTCTACTCAGAAGGTAACTAAAAGAGTTAAGGCTACACTCTCTCCTACTATTAATCCTGAAAGTAAAGACTTAGAAATATTAAGTACTGGAATTGATGATACCGAAAAATTACCCGAGATAGTAGCTAATGAGAATAATGGGGTATATTATAAGAACTGGCATACCTCAGTAGGTAAATATGGTGCTGAAAATAATCCTCAAGATATACCAACTATTATGGAAATGAGATTAAATCATACTATAAGTACCGACCCTAACTTAAGAGCTTCAATTGAAGCTAGGAAACAATTGAATGACAAATGGAATCAAGATGTAGCAGAATATTCTGCTTCTAACCCAGCCGAAGCATATAGACAAGGTAAAGAAAAATTCCTTAATGAACTTAGTACAGACCAGGTAAGAAGTATCATAAATAAAACCATTCAAAGAGAAGAATTTCCTGCTGATAGACGTGCAGCTTTAAATGCAGCCCTTAAGAATGTGGTTAATGGTAAGACCCTAGATGAAGATATATACAATATCCTCAAGAATGAAAGATACCTTTTCGAGGGTAAAGAACAAATGGAATACATGGTCATAGAAGACCTGGACCCAAGAGACTTTGACCCAGAGCATACTCCCAAGGGTAAAGCTACTGCTTGGGGATTAGAGGATGAAGAAAGTGTTTATCGAGGTATATCGGCTTTAAAGAAAGGCCCTTATACTATGGTGATCGATGACACCCCGGTTATCAAATATAAAAACCCATTAAATCAGAGTTTGGGTATTTATAGCGTTACAGTGAAAGTTCAACATTGGAAAAAAGCTAATGTTGAGATACCCCTGTACAAACTTTACCATAATCTATTCAGTAGATATGGGGGGATAGATAAGTGGGCTTGGGCAGCTAATGCTAATGCTAATGGTGGTTTAAAGTATACAGAGAGTAAACTGGTTTGTCAAATGCAAGTTGTTGGAAGACCTTTACTAGCTTCTTCTCAAATACTAATCTTAGAAAATGTGGGTAAACGATGGTCTGGTCCTTGGTATATAAAACAATGTACCCACTCTATGGATGCAGGCCAGGGATATGTAACTAATTTAGAGTTAGTGAAGAACTCGAGTAGGGCTGGTTCTACTACTTCTAAGACTGGATTGTCTACTCAAACCGTTGTAGCTAATGATGCTAAAGCTAATGCTGTAACCTTTAAGGGTAAAGATAAGAAGGCTTTGAGTAATATCAACGAATTGGATTTGAGTTGGACTTACAATGAGGTTGCCTATTTCATTGAATCTGGTATTATGGATAAGGAAGGAAATGTATTAGATATTAAACGTAGAGACGAAATGGCTAGGAAGAAAGCTTATTATACCGAAGTATTGGCTAAGACTCCAATCGAGAAAGCCGAGGGTATAGCTGTAAGCTCTGGCAGTTTAACTACTTCTTCGGGCAAGGTAGTACCCGGAAAAATAACCATTAAGGATATTCAAGTACCAGATGACTATTGGGTTAAATTCGATTATATGGAAGTAGCCATAAAGAGATTCAAGGAATATATTAAGAATAAGGAAGTGAGGTAATTATGGGCTATGAAACTGCAAAAATAATAACAGAAGAAGGATTAGAGGGTCTTGGAAGGTATTACTCTATTTATCGGGGGATAGTTGTTGATAATAATGATACCGAAAAGAAGATGAATAGGGTAAAAGTATGTATACCAGAAGTAATGGGAGGTACCTTTGCTTGGGCTTTACCGAAAGGACAACATGGTTCAATAAGTAGTGGATTTAAGTTCTTAGCCCCTAAGGTAGGAGATATAGTATTCATTACTTTTGAATTTGGTGATCCTACTAAACCCTTATGGGAATACCATGGTTGGAGTATGAATCAAGTACCCCAACCTTTGGATGGCCCAAATAAGATGGGGATAGTTACTCCAGAAGGTAATCTCATTGTAATAGACGATAATAATGGGAAACTAAATCTTTATTTTAATGGAGATATCTCAGTTTATTCTGAATCTAATGTAGTGGTATCAGCTAATAAGGATATCAATGTATCTTCAGGTGATACCCTTATATTAAATACCGGAGAAAATCAGGGGTTAATCAATATTGCCCAACTAACCGAAAAACTAAATCAAACTATTCAAGAACTAGAACAACTTCGTAGTATGTTCAACTCTCATGTACACTCAGGTGTAACTACTGGGCCAGGTTCTTCTGGCCCAACTTTAACTCAAATAACTAAACCTTTCTCACAATTCGTTGTAGACGATTATGAGGATAAAACCTGCATACACTAATGGAAAAGAATTACTTTACAGACTTAGTTGGTATAGGTGTAACTTATCCTATCCAACTTACAACTAATGAAAAGGGTGAAAGAGGTTGGTACCCAGTAAATGGGGATTTTAAACTTATCAGAGATAATATAAGTTCGATATTATATTACATGATAGGCCAGAGATTTCGACAGGAAAACTTTGGTAGTAAACTATGGCAATGTATTGAGGAACCAAACTCACAAGCCCTAAGTTTTATAATTAAAGAGTTTTTAAAACAAGCCATAGGTGCTTGGGAACAAAGGATAACCTTCCAAAATATCACCGTTACTAGAGTTGATGCAAAAATACACATAGAAGTAACATATGTAGTAAATGGAACAAATTCTAGTCAGTACCTCGATATCACCTATGACCGGTCGGATAATTCATTAAATACACAATAATATGGGAATCACAAATAAATGGCTTAATCCATACCAGAGGTCTTATCAACAGATTAAGGCCAAGCTGGTTGAATCCCTTATGGGGCTTAAAGACCCTCAGGGTCAGAAACTCATAACGGATTATTCGGAGGGGAATATCTTAATTATCATCCTCTCATTGTTTGCGGCAATTGCCGAAGTACTTCACTATTATGTAGATAATATGGCAAGGGAAACCTTCCTATCTACTGCAAGAAGGTATGATTCGGTAGTTAAACATGGAGCTCTGGTAGATTATCATGCTCGAGCAGCGATTGCTGCTACAGTAGATGTAATCTTATCCAGAAGTATTACTGGTAATTCCATTGGAGCTAAATTAACCATACCTCAAGGAACTCTATTTACGGATTCCAGTGGTAACTCTTGGTTATCTGCTAGAGATGTAACTTGGTATTCAAATGTAACCACATGTAAAGTACCTATAATTCAACATGAGAAATATACTGCAAGTGCTCTTAATAATATGCTAATACCTACTGGAGACAGGGTAATAGTTCACCTTGGTACATTGCCTAATGGTAAGTACTATGAACAGGGCTCTATGTCTTTACAGATAGGTGGAGAAACTTGGGTATTGGTAGATACCTTTGCAAAATCAAAGCCAACGGATAAACACTTTATGGTTTCAGTAGATGAAGCTCTTAACCCTTACATAATGTTTGGGGATGGAACCTTCGGTAAGAAACCTGCAGCAGGTGCAAAAATAACCAATGTAGTATTCTACTTAACTAATGGTACTCAAGGTAATGTAAAGAGTAATACCATTACTTCTGTACCCTCAATAATCTCTTCTTCAATTACTGATGCTACAGTAAGTAATGCTTATGATGCTGGAGGTGGTTCAAACTATGAGAACTTTATAATGCTTAAGGAACATATACCTTTGAGTGTAAAGACTTTGGGAGTAGCAATTACCAAAGAGGATTTCGAAAGTTTGGCTATGTTGGTTGATGGGGTAAACAAAGCTAAAGCCGATTATGAATGTGGTAGAAAGCTTACAGTATATATCAGTCCTGATGGTGGAGCTGTTGCTTCTTCTGAATTAATAAATAGGGTATACAACCTATTATCTCAAAGAGCACCTATGACTACTTGGTTAAAGGTTAAATCTGCAGGCAAGGTTCAGATTATTCTAGAGATGGAAGTTACTGGTAAGAAGTCTTATAAGACTCCAGAGATACAAACTCAAATTCTTACGGCTTTATATAATGCCTATTCTCCGGAGCAAGCTCAAATAGGAGGAAGCGTAAGAGTATCAGATATCTATGCCCTGATAGATAATCTATCAACCGTAGATTACCTTCACCTTACTAAGTTCTATATTAAACCCTGGCCTACTACCATTTATGGTAATAAGGAATTAAACCTTGGCCAATTTAAATTGAACAAGGCAAAGGGTTCTATGACTTACTACATAACCTTCAATTCCTCAACTACTTTTATAGTACGTTCAGTATCGAATGGTTATGTAACTACTGGCTCAGTCGGTAGCTCTATTCAGATTATAGATAAAGCTAATGGTTTTGATTTCTCATTGGATATCCAAAACAATAGCTATCAATCAGGTTATCGATATTCTATTACAGTATCTGAACCAAACCATGATTATGAAGACCCTGGCTTTAATTTGCCAGTATTCGAGAATGCTTCACAATTAACATTAACAGTTAACGAAATAGTATAATGATAAACCTCAAAAATCTAATCGACTTTTTACCATTCGAATATAAGGACCAAGATACTTATAAGGTAAATGGTAAAGGCATCTTAGAGAGGTTTCTAGAAATTTGTGGAGAGCATTTTGAAGATTATATTACAAAGGATATTGAGAATATATTGGATATTATCGATATAGATAAAACCCCAGATATGTATCTCAATTTCCTTTGGCAATTTCTTGGAGAAATGCCCTTTGCTTATGGGAACACGATAGATGCACAGAAATGGGCAGAGTACTTTAATGGGTTCTACTCGGATAGTAAACTCCAGGAGTTATCAAAGCTTTGGATAATACCCAAAGAGGGACCTTTTACTTTAACTAGTACTCAGGTAAGAAACATCTTGAGATATTCGGTATCTCTTTTCAAAATAAGGGGTACATCAGAATTTTTCGAGATCATGATGAGGTTATATGGGTTAACCTGTGTAATAACAGACCCAGCAAAAGCCGATGGGTATGATGGTTGGATAAAAGGTCATCCCCACTTTGACCAATACTATCAGTACGATAGTAAATATACCTTTGATAACACCTTCGATTGTTCTCAATGTATTTCCGTAAGTTTTAAACTTACTGGTCATGGGTATACTTCTAATTCTGAGGCTTTTAAAAAATTTAGGGAAGCCGTAGAAAGTTTCTTTACTAGATTCATACCTTATCATGTATCCTTCACTATAGATTACGGTTTTGTAGTAAATGATGGGTATTCGATTAAGGCCGAGTTGGTAAACCCAGACCAGCCCAACTTAGTTACTTCAGAAGTATATGAAGTACCAGTATTGGTAACTGTAACCTCAGATTGGATGAATGCAGATTTGAGATATCAAATATCGAGTGATAGAATTAACTGGGGTTATACTAAACATGAAAGTGGTTCGGTATTTAATATTCCAAGGGCTGGTACTTATTACTTTCGAAGCGTTGGGGATAATTCTAAGATAACCCAAATTACCGTAAGGCAGGAAACTTATAACCGTTCATATACTATTTCTTGTGAGCCCATAACTGGTAAAATAACCCCAACTACTTTAAAGGTTAGTACAAGGGTGATAGCTAGAGTATCCTATAAAGGGACAGAGAAACTTTGTAATGTTCGATTAGTGGGTACCGATCAAGTAAAAATATCGGGCTCAACTTGGGAATTTACAAAACCCGGTACTTACTTTTTTGAGATTGTGGAATTTCCTGTAAAACAAACTTCATTTGTAGTAACCCAAGAAGAAGTTACTTATAAGGTAAGATGTACACCCTCAGAATTTAGAGTTGGAAATAATCAAACTATGAAGGATGCAGTTACTACTTTAACCATAACTTCAAATTACCCAGAGTCATTTACTGGAGAATTATATTGTAGGTTAATAGGTAATCCTAAGACTTTCAAGAATGGGGATAAATTTATTGCTAACAGTTATGGTGCTTATAAATTCAAATGTACTTTAGATAAAAGAGAAACTGATGAAGGTGTGGGTATCTTTGAAGTAGTTTCAGGTAAAACTGCTAGATATAGGATCAGTATTAATCCATCTACATCTACTCTATTTAACGGTTCTGCAAAAACTACCGTAATAATACAATGTATTTCGGGTAATGGTGATGATTACCGAGTTAAAGTAGTAGAAACTGGGGAAACCTTCAATGCTGAAAACGGGTATGTATATACTACTAATAGAGCAGGTACTTATACTTTCCAATCTGTAGCCTACCCAACTGCAAAGACTACTTGGGTAGTTAAGAATACCCCAGTTGTATATCAGAACAAACTAAAGATAGTTCCTTCAGATCCTTCAGATTCAAAGTGGAAAGAACCTAACTGGTCATTACCCGAAAGCCAAATTGATGATACTTATGCAGTATATCAGTTATTGGATAAAGTATCAGCTTGTAAATTTAGCCTTGAAGAAATGAAAAACGAGGTCAATGTAAGTGGTACTGCAACTTGTGATGAAACTGGGGAAACCTATAATCTTGAATCCGAGATTGTATTAACTAAAGCAGGTACTTATACTTTTGTGGCAGATGATGGTTCTTCATTAAGGTGTCAAGTAATATTGGAAGATTACCCTACTATTATAGAATTAACCGTTGACCCAAGTTATGCCGAATTAAAGGGTACCATTAAACAAGTATATTGTTTAATTAGGTGTAGTTCTAATAAAGCTGAATTCGATAGTAGAGTTAGACAAGTTGGCAAAGTAACTATTTTTGATGCTGGTGGAGCCGGATATGAATTTACTACGGCTACCGCTGGAGAATACATTTTTGAATCAGTTGCCGATACTTCGGTACGGGCTAAGTTTACGGTAGTAGATGCTGACTTATTAAGCGTTAATCCTCAAAAGTTGGAATGGGAATCAAATGACACTTCTGAGAAGACATTTACCATTACCACTTATAGTAATCAAATGTGGAAAATTGAAGAAGTATGATAAAGAGTGCAATAGACAATGTAACAGAGACTACTACTCAACCTCTGTTCAAGATTTCAATGATTGGTTTATTTGGAGAATGTACCCAAATTATTTATGACTTTAGGTGGATGATATTACTTGCCATAATATTGATACTTTCAGATTTATGGTTTGGTATATCTGCAAGTAAAGTACAAGGTATAGTCATTCGAAAGTCAAGGGCCGGTAGGAGAACCCTAAATAAGCTGATTGATTATATTTGTTATATCTTACTTGGGGCTGTAATTGGGAAAGCTATTGGAGAACCCTATGGAGTAGATCCCATAGGAGTATCCATTACTATAATGATATTATGCTATTGCTTCGAAATAGATAGTATCTATGGGCATATATGTGAAATACATGGCATTAAAAAACAATATAGTATCTGGAAGATAATCTTTAAGCTGTTAACTCTCAAATTTAATGAACTCGGAGAAGCTTTCAGGGATATGGCAGAACAAAAGAATAACTTTAAAAATACAAAGAACAATGAAAACGTACTTTAAGTATGAAGGTATAATCAAATCTAAGGAAGCAGCCGAAGCAATTGCTGCCCCTTCTGGTTTGGGGCCATTCTGTGGATTTGGCTCAGCCACCATAAATGGTAATAAATTGGTTGTTTCTCCTCAGGGAGTTTCTGGTAGTAAATTTGCTAATGTAATTAAGGATAGGATTACAGCAAGGTATATGTCTAAAGATTCTGAAGATGGAGAATTACCCGATATAAATTTTGGGTGTATTTCAAGAGATGGCTATATATTTATCTCTGATGAACAAACATTGACCATCGAGAATATTCAGGGAACCCAAGGGTCCACCGATGAAGTATTATTGTTTGCAGTACACACTACTATCTCCGAACCCGTAGATAATCCAGTAGATTTTGTAGCTTATTGGAATGAATCTTCAGAAAGTTTCTATGAGTTATATAAAAAATCTCTAGATATATACTACCCAATTTCTGAAGAGAATCGTAATCCCAATGTACTTAATAATGATATTTATTCGGATTATAGTATGACTCTTAGTAATCTTCTAGAGATGATAGAGACTGCTTGCCCTTATTATTCTAACAATAAGAATTCTGTTGTTCTTATTGGGATATATGGTAAGGGTACAGATGCTATGACTAAAAGAAATGAGAACTTTGCTATTGTACCCTATCAGGGCAAATTCCAGGAGATCCCATATACTACTGCTACTCACAGTATGATGAAAGAATCCATAACTAAAGTAGAGAAAATGAATACTGGGTTTCCGGTAGAGGATGAAAATGGGAATCTATTGAATATTAAGCAATACATTGATGGGCAACTAGAAGCTCTCCGAAAGGAATTCTCTGATTCTTTGAATACTGCTAGTTTACCCATAGGTTCAATAATTTTATGGGAAACCGATGTAATCCCTGAAGGATGGGCTGAATATACAAAGGCTTCAGGTAGGATAGTAATAGGATATCAGGCCGGAGGTATTCAAATTGGAGACGAGATGATGCTACAGAATATTGGGGATTTCTATACTCCCACTAAAGGTAACTTTGTTATTAAATTGAAAGGCGATGATTTACCAAGACATAGGCATGCTCTCGGTGTATCTAAAGGTAAACAGGATGATGCCAATAACTGGCAGAATGTTAGACCCCAATCTTTCTTTAATAGAGAAACGGGTTTAAATGGAGACTTCGGTAGAGGGACTCCCACCAAGGGTATTCAAGATGGTGCTATTGTAGTAAGTTGGAATTTAATAGGGGAATCTTTCCTACAAGAGACTTCGGTAGATACCTTGACTATCGAAAAGTTACCACCGACTATTACTTTAAGATATATTCAAAAAATATCATAGGTCGTAATTAGTTGTTAATATAACTCATGTGTATTATTTGTATTGTCTAAGTAAACTCTTGTTTTGTTTTTGTTTTGCATAGTTTGTTTAGAGTAAACACTCGGAAAGGGACGTTGGGAAACGTCCCTTTTCTTTTGTGTTAATACTTAAGTTCTTCTTTAGCTCGGTCTTCCCAATATTGGATATCTTGCCTAAGCTCTGAGATATATCTCATGGATTCGTTAGTCTTAGGCATTTCAAAAAATTCGATAAGCATTATATTAGTGATACGAGTACTATTTTCGAGTCTTTCCTTAATAAAAGGAGGGGGAGTAATTAATACCTCAAACAAAAGATAGGCATCTGGAGAAAGCTTATCCTTCATATAAGTATACATCATATCGAGCATTTCAGATTTAGCTTTCTCTTCTTCACTGTCATCCTCTAATTCTTTGTCATTGTCGAATAAGTCATCAAGTTTAAAGAGGCTTTGATTATACTCTGCCTGTTCTCCGTATGCAGAACGAAGCAATTTGTTTTTAAATGTACTAAGTGATGCAAGGATTCTTGCTTTAAGATGTTCTTCAGTACATTCACCATAGTATTTGTTGAAAACAAATAACATCTTATCCCAGAAATAAGATTGGATAATATCCGGTGTAAGATTAAACCGTTTATAATCAATCTGTCTGGTAAGGTTTCTAATTACTGGCTTACAGACTTTATAAAGTCTGTTGAAAGTAGCTTCATCATATTCTTGCATAGGTTTTAATCGATGAAGCTCTGAACCGTTATTTCCTTTACTTTTTCCCATGTTTTTAAATATTCGTTATGCAAATATAAGTATTTTTTCTTATATAAAATAATAATATTAAATATTCGGGAGCTTAAGGTAGTGGATTAGTAGTTTCTAGATAGATGTCAACATACTTAGAACTATCTCGGTACTATCAAAATCTATTAGTTTATATAATATTGCAATATAGATATGAAGAAATTTAAAGACAACATCAAGTTCAGTTTTTCTCCTGAGTTTCAGTTTGAGATACTTAGGTTTGTTTTAAAAGATAAGGAAGGAGGATTAGTACTCAAAAGGATTAAATCCAATTACCTGGTTCTCATAGAACACTCCCTTATCTTCGAGGGTATATCAAAATATTTTAAGAAGCAAGGCAGAATGCCCTCTGAGAATATTCTAAAGGAAGTATTAAAAGAGTTACTAGAATCCAAAACCTATGTGGATTTGGTAACTAAGGATGATATACCCAATATCAATAAACTAATAAGTAATCTCTATCATATACCCCTATCGGATTCTGATTACATAAAAGAAAAGATATATCAGTTCTCTACTTATGTTGAGATGAAGAACTTAAATGATTCTTTCGATTTGGATAACTTCGAACAATACGAAGAATATTCAAGGAAGATTGAAAAGGTACTTCAGAAAAGTAAACCTAAGAAAGAGGATGAACCCTTATATATGATTCGAGATATTACCGAGAGACAGTTTAGAAGACAATCAGAACCTTCAGTTATACCTTGCCCATTTAGGCAGTTGAATGAACTAACTAATGCAGGAGGTTATCCAGAGCATTCTGTTAATGTGATACTAGATAAACCCAAGGCAAAGAAAACCTTCTTTATGGTAAACCTTGCAAGAGGTTATCTCAGAATGAAGAAGTCAGTATTATATATTGATACAGAAAATGGCCAAGAACAAATCATGGACCGTTTTATTCAATCCAGTATCAATAAAACTAAGAAGGAATTATACTCTGGTGAGTATGATAAACTTGAGGCAAAGCATTTAAGGAAACTTGCAAGGTTTGGAGTTGAATTAGTAGTTGAGCGTGTACCAGCGATGATTACTAATACCACTTATATAAGAGAGAAGATAATTCAACTTCGTAATCAAAGAATCGATATTAAAGTTCTTATGGTTGACTACGCTGGTAAACTTGCATCAATAGCGGGGGATAGGGAAGATTTCGAAAGAATATCTAATGTATATATAGACCTTCAGAACTTGGCAGAAGAATTACATTTAGATATTATATGGACTGCCCATCACATTACTCGTGAAGGTAAAAAGCATAGGCTTACTAGATATGACGAGAATGATATATCTGGTTCAATTGCTATTGTTCGTAATGCCCAGGTTATCATGGGTCTTAACTCTACTGAGCAAGAAGAGAAAGATAATATTCTTCGAGCTGAGATAGTAGTACAAAGGGATGGTCTTCCTTCCGGTAGAGCATTATTTAAATGTGATGTCGAAAGGCAAAGATGTACGGAATTTACAAGGGAACAACGTAAACAATATGATGAAGTGTATTCTGGAGTATTAGATTCTATGATGAAGAGTTCTAAAGATAATCCCTCTGCAAATAAAGAAAAGTATGAGAAGAAATCAGGTGATATCTAAAAGAAAGTTAATCTCTAATATAGTAGGGTGGCCAGATTATTATATTTCTAAGAGAAGTAGGTTATATAGATACTACCCTAAAAGAAAAGTATGGATGTTATTAAAAGGTACCCTCAATCAGGGTAGGATATACCATATATTAAGAGATAGTAATAAACATAAAAGGATTCAGGCTTCTAGATTAGTAGCCTTAGCTTGGGTACCTAACCCAGAGAGTAAACCTCATGTATGTCATAAAGATAATAACCCTTGCAATAATATACATACTAATCTTTATTGGGGTACACAGAAAGAAAATATACAACAGTGTATCAGGGATAATAGATTTAGACCTCAAGGTAAAGTACCCATATCTAGAAAGGATATACTTAATCTTAATAAGGATTATTTAAACGGTGTTACTATAAAGGAACTAAAACAGAAATACAATATAACCCATATTCATAGATACGTTAAAGAAACTAAAAAGAGATATAGATTAGGACATGATAGGGTACGAGAGTTAATTAGGGATAAAGCCAAGGGTTACTCCAATAAAGAATTGGGAGAAAAGTATAAGCTAAGTAAAGCTAGTATTAGTCACTACTTAAATAGAAGTTTATGAAAATAACTAATCAGTTTAAATCTAGACTAAGGACATACTTTATTAAACGATTGGGAGGTTACGATTACCGGCATGGCTGGATGCGTATACCAACTTGCCCCTATTGTGGGAGAGAACATAAATTGGGAGTTAACCTTTCTATGTATAGAACCAATTGTTTTAGATGTAATGCCCATCCTTCTCCTGCTCAATTAATAATGGACATAGAAGGATTTACTGAGTACCATGAACTAATTAATTTTTTGAACAATGGACAATTTGATGAACTACAGTTTAAGGAAGAGAAAATCGAACTTGCCGAGAGTAAGCCCCTGTATCTCCCTGAGGGATTTAGAAATATTTCGATTGGAGACAGCCAACTTGCAAAAAGTATTAGGGGATATATCAAGAAACGTGGCTTCAACCCCGACCAGTTTTCAAGATTTGGTATCGGCTATGGAACAATGGGCACGACTTACGGGTACCTTATCATCCCGTTCTATTATCAAGGACAACTTAAATATTACAATGCTCGGAACGTTATCGGAAAAGGTCCCAGGTATAATAACCCAGACAAAGATATCACAGGCCTTGGCAAACAATTTATCATCTTTAATCATGACGCATTGGAAATGTACCGGTCGGTATTCATTTGCGAGGGAGCACTTAATGCTCTCACAATGGGCGATAGAGGAATTGCCACAATGGGCAAAGCTATTAGTCAGTACCAAATCAATGAATTACTTAAATCCCAATGCGAAAGATATATTATACTCTTGGACTCAGACGCCAAGCAATATGCAATCAATTTGGCGCTCAAACTTGTTGCCTATAAAAAGGTCAAGGTGGTGTTTTTACCAGACGGAAAGGATTGCAACGATCTTGGGAAAAGGGAAGTCTTAAGGTTAGTATATAATACTCGGTATCAAAGTTATCAAGAATTGATTGCTATCAGAAACTCATTGAAATAGGGAGTTCCTATTATATTATAAATAATATATTTATGCGTGAACCATCTATCCATATAACTAAGTCTCAATTTGAGGAAATATTAAATACCTTAGAGGTAGACAATTTCCCAGTTGAGGCTTTTTTTGTTATTGCTCGAAAGGAGGCAATAAATCATAGAGCAGTCTTAGTTTCTAATAATAAGAATACTAAGCGAGTTAATAACATTTTACTAGCATCTAAGGGGGATGCTGCCCTTGTTGCTGATATTTTATATGCAACTCGTATAAAGTTAAAGCATAGGGGAGTTCGTAAAATAAATGAAAGTAATTCTCGAGAATGGGCAAATTGTAAAAAGCTTGCAGAGATATGTAATACCTTTTGTGAGGATTTTAAACTTGATACCAGGGAAGGTTTTATCAAGTATATAGAGACTGGACTAAAAAGGATGACTGATTATAGGAATGTTATGCAAAGGTTAATATCTATGCAGGATAACATTACTAATCAAGTATATGCCGAGATAGAATTGCAATATTCAGATTCAAAGCTTACTAAAGAGATACATGATTATTTCATAGGTAAGATTGCTAAGGCAACTGGTATTTATGAATCTTATGAAAACAAACCAGAGAAGTATGTACACTTTGCAAAGGTAGGAGAATTCCTAAAAGAAGAGGGTTGGGATTATAAGACATTCATTGATGCTCAGTTTGAATCTCTTGCATGGTGTAATGGATTACCAGATATTGCACAGATGTATACGGATAAAGCAATTGAAAGATACAATAAGTATTTATATAAGTATAAGAACAAAAAATCCCTGGAAGAGGAACCCGAAGTTGAAGGTTCTCTCTGGGAAAAAATTAATAATTAAAAAAGTAATATGAAAGGTTTACAATTTTTCGGAAACAGAGTGGAGGATGCAGCTAATGCTTTTATTGATGTCCTCAAGTATTCAGACCAATCGGTAACTTATCCAGATTTTAAGGATATCGACCCTTGGCCTGATGAGATAATTAATATGTTCTATGTGATTTGGAAGAATGCCAAATTTTCAGAACTAAGTGCAATTATTATGTATACCCAACAGTCTTCTAGATTCGAGGAGGTATCAGAATTGATGTTGGGTATTGGTTTGGTAGAGATGAGGCATCTTGACAAGATATCTGATTTCTTACAAAGGGCAGACCCATACGAGGATTACTCTACCATGAATATTAATCCTACAATTGAGATTGGTTCTACTTGGGAACAAGCTTTAAAGATTGCTTTGAATTCTGAGATAGAAACTATTGGTCACTACAAGAAAATCCAAAGAGCAATTGCTCAATACGAGGAACGTTCTGATTATAATGACGTGAATTATTTCCTTGAGAAATTGATTGCGGATGAGGAGCATCATATGAAACTTCTCAAGGAAGCAATGGGTATGGATAAAGCTACTAAAGGTGTAACTGTAATTATCAAATGAGTAAGCTAATTATTCAGAATGGAAATATGTGTGAACTTGACTTACCTCTTAAGTTCGCACAGAAACTTTATAATGAGTTTGCCATTCGACATCCAAATGCTTTCTACTTACGTACAAGGCAAAGAGGTATGCAGAATTGGGATGGTAAAATTCACTACATTACCAAGACTGGGCAATTTAAAATAGGTTTACTTCCTAAGGTATACGATATGTGTATTGAAATGGGGATTAAACCTAAAGTTGTAGATATGAGACAACCCTTACCTAAAGTCAGTAAAGTAGTTACGAATATAGGTAAATATAAATTAAGACCCGAGCAAGAGAAAGCAGTTAAGTCTGTGATTAATAATCGAGTAGGTGATACACCTTTCCATATTGGTGTATTAGATTACACGGTTAATGCCGGTAAAACTCTTATCATGTCGTCTTTATATTTAACCTATAAGAAGCAGTTAAAGACTTTGCTAATAACTAATGACTCAGATTGGTTAAATCAAGCTAGAGAAGAATTTAAGCAATATCTTCCGGGAGAAGATATCACTTTTGTTCAAGGCAAGGTTTTAAACTGGAGTAACTTTACTATAGGTATGGTTCAATCCATCTCAAGGAATATGAGGTTCTATCAAAAGGAATTATCTCAAATAGATATGGTACTTGTGGATGAGGCTGACCAGGGAGGTAGTAAGCAATATCAGAATGTAATCACCCGACTGTTTAATACCAGAATTCGTATAGGGTTATCTGGTACCATTTATATGAGTAAACTTGCTAAGGATAAGGTCAAGAACATGAACCTAGAATGTTTCTTTGGTAAAGTGATTGCTGAGTTTAAACTTAAGGATTCCATCAAGGAGGGTTACTCAACTAAAACTATCGTAAAGATGGTACCCGGTAAACCTTGGTATGGTAATTGGGAATCTGATTGTATATCCTATAAGGAGATATATGATGATTCTATTACCGAAAATAATACCGCGTGGACCATGGCTTATAATCGATTACGATGGAATATTAATCAAGGTAGATATCCTGCTCTTGTAGTATGCAAGCATATTGCACATTGTGAAAATCTATATAAGTTCTTTAAAAAGAAACTGGGCGATGCCTATAATATTGCCTACGTGCATGTTAATACTCCCTCTAAGTTAAGACAACAAATAATGAGGGATTTTAGGGAAGGCAAAATAGATATCCTGGTATCAACTACAATCATTGCTCGAGGTAAAAACTTTCCTAAGCTTAGGTATTTACTTAATGCAGCAAGTATGGATAGCCAAGAAAAATCCATTCAGTTCCTGGGTCGTTTGGTAAGAACTGATAAATCGAAAAAGAAAGTATACCTTGATGACCTTCATTATCCTGGGAATTATTTAGATAGGCACGGTAAACATCGGAAGCAATATTATCAGAGACAAGAATTGAAAGTAATACTGTTAGATAAGCTATGGAAGAAACATCCTAACCATAGCCTTATTAAGAGTTAACTAGAAGTACTATGAGTATTTACTTTTTCTCCGTAGGAGGAAAAGAAGATTACAATTAATAAGCATATAGGCATTATGAATAATGATAAACTAATATGTATCAGAGACGAAGATGATACTAAACTAACTACTCTCTTATCGGATGGTTGGAGGATAATTCAAATCTCTGCATCAGGCATTTATTGCTGGGTACTCTTAAGGAAACCCAATAACATTAAAAAGAAAAATAAAGGCTTTCAGTGATGGAGAAATATATTTTAATTACAGCGGTTGTTATTATGATAATAATACTTGCTTTAGACTTCATATTTTCTAAGGACGGTTATCAATGCCATTCATGTAAGAAACGTTTTCATAAAGAGGATTTGGAAATCAAGGGATGGCATTTCAAAGAATGGGTCTGTCCCAATTGTAAACATATTAATTACACTTATGATGAGGAAGATTAAAGAATGGTTTAAGTCTCTCGTTGTTGGGGAGGTACATAACCCTAAACATGTATTCAACTGTAGAGATTTGATATGGATATCAAGCTTGGAAACTTCTCAAAATACTCCCGAATGCTTTACTCATTTCTTTTGTTTGTACTGGAGTAATGGTATGGTAGTCAAAGTATGTCAAGAGAGCCATGATAGAAATTCATACCAAGAATTATATAAACTCAGGGAACTATTTATTAATAACATCGGTTATTCCTATGTTCCCATAGAAGATAACAGTGAGATATACATTTTATAAACGTAAAAAAGATATATAATGGCTAAGAAAAAGAAACAACTTCCTGACTTATCGAAGCAAGATATCCTTACTCCCATAGATGTTAGTACTCTGGGAACTAATGGAGACCCTTGCTTCGGTATTGGGTATGACCTATCAACTAAAGAGTGTAAGCTATGCGGAGACTCAGAGCTATGTGCATTCAAGATGTCTCAGAACTTGAATATCACAAGGAAAGAGCTAGAACAGAAGAATCAATACAAGGATTTGGATGTATTAGAAGATACGGTTGGTATCAAGAAATACATCCGAGGCTTGATTCGGAAAGGGAAAGACAAAAAAGAAGTTATTACCAAAACTGTTGAGAAATTCGAAGTACCCAGAAAACGTATTAGAGAACTTTATAAAGAGTGTACTAAATAATGAAACCAATAGAGATGATATGGGCTATGTTCAAGGTATACCTTAACAACCCAAACTATTTTGTAAAGCAAGAAGATGTACTTGCTAACCTTTGTATGGAAGGTTCTACCGATGTAATCAGAATGTGTAATTCATTGGGAGTACATGTTTCTAGACCCAAGAAATTAACCTTTGGACAACTTTTACGTAAATGTAATATATTATGAACAAATTCAGATTTATCAAAGTAAGGGAGGTAATATCTCCAAACAGAGCAAACCCTAATGATGCTGGGTTAGATTTTTATGTACCAACTGATTTATACCCAGAGCATATTCATTCTAAAAATGAATTCGACTCCGAAGGTTATGATTTAGATGTTCCTTTTGGTGAAGCCTTTGTAAGGCATATAGCTTTAAAACCTGGACATCGTATACTTATCCCCTCTGGTATCATGGGATTGCTTGAACCACCTGCCTCTATGTTAATGGCTGCTAATAAGTCAGGTATAGCCACTAAGCAAGGTTTACTCTTTACAGCTGAGATAGTAGATTCTCCCTATGTAGGAGAGATACATATCGGAGTATATAATGCTTCTAATAAGGCTCAAGTTATCGAATGTGGCAAGAAGCTTGTACAGTTCATACATGTTCCCATCTACATCACAGAGCCAGAAGAGATTCAACAAGAAGAATTCTATACTGAGTCTCAAATGTGGGGAAGTAGAGGAGATAAGGGATTTGGTTCATCTCAAAATAAATAAAATAGTGGAAGATAATATATTAGGATTCCCAGGATATCATATTACTCGGGAGGGTAAGCTTTATAATAAGGGACATCCCGTAAAGACTTTCTTCCATAAAGGATACGAACGTACTAAACTTAGAAATAATAAGGTATCTAAGAATGTAAAAATACATAGATTAGTAGCAGAAGCCTATATACCTAATCCGAATAATTTACCAGTAGTAATGCACTTAGATGACAACCCTTTGAATAATCGTTTAGAGAACCTTAAATGGGGTACTCAAAAAGATAATGTATATGATGCCATTAATAAGGGTAGGTTGAAATTAAAAGGTATAAATAATCCTATGTATGGAGTAAGTAGAAGAGGTCTATTTGCTCCTCATACTTCATTAACAGTACGTAGTATTCGAAGATTAGAGAGATTGAAATTAAAAGGTAATACTAACAAGTACATAGCTAAAAGGTTGAAGGTTAGTAATGCTACTGTTGGTAATTATCTTAATGGTAAACATTATAAAAGTTAACATTTTGGACATAAGAAATATAAGTGAACCAGTACCTAAAGTAGAAACTAATGGGGTACTATTAAAGATGTATGAATTGGGGTTAGAACAATTGCAGGGATATAGGCAAATAGAACAGTTACCTGATTACCCATTTGATATCAATAATGCAAAGAACCAGGTAATACTCAAGGACTTTATAGGTAGGGTAATTGAAGAACTTACCGAGGGTTTTGAATCTACCGAAGAAGTATTTGAATTATGTCAGAAGAATGGTTGGAATATCGAGATGTTCAATGAAAATGAATGTCAATTGATATTGAATTCTCTTGCTAATGCAAATGAAGAACAAGCAGATGCTTTAGGCTTTTTCTTTACTCTTCTAGTATATTCAAATATACTTCCTGAAGATATTCTTAGCTATAATAAGGCAAAGAACTTATTTGATGTGATGGCTATGGGTGTTAAAGAGTTAGTGGTAAAATATTCCGACTACCAGAATTTATTGAAATTCGATATTATTTGTGAAGAGGATTTTTTTGATGAAGATGGTAAATGGGAACAAATCATCTCTTACATCCCCGGTTTTCATAAGATGAATGCATTATCACATGAGGCAGAGAAGTTATACTTATGGGAAGTGATATATGAATTGAACAAGGCAAGGAATTTCCTTAAGTCTAGACCTTGGAAACAAACCCAAGTAATGACTAAAGAGATAGACTTCCAGGAATCACTGGTAAAAGCTTTCTACCTATATATGGGATTCCTTGCATTGAATGGGTTCACAGACCAAGGGTTATTCAGTTTATTCTTTAAAAAACAGCGTCTCAATAGATGGAGGCAACAAACTAATTATTAACATGTCAGGATGGAATCATAAATTAGAGGGACTTCAACTTAATCCGGAGGAGTCCCTCCATTCGTTAGAATTTGCTACCTCACAAGAAGCATGGGAAAAACTCAATGAGGGATTCCTAAGATTAGAGCCTGCTTTATTTGCAAAGGGGGCTATTGCCAATAGTGGGGTAGCAGTAGTGTATAACGTATTCATAAAGATACGCAAGGCCTGGGTAGACCCAGAATTTGATTATGGAAGATGTTTCAATTATAAAGAAACTAAGTGGACTAGCTTATTGAATAACTACATAGACTTTAATAAGCTTGACTTGTTGCGTAGTAAACTGAGAGTACTGAGAAATAAGTACAATCAGAATTACAATATAACTTATATGTTTAACAATCATCATGATAACGGTAAACAATGTCTAATAGCTGCGACTTTTTCAAAACGATTCGGGGAGGACATCCCAGTTATTACAATGGTAGTTCGGGCTTCGGAGATTACCAAGAGGTTAATATTCGATTTCCTATTAATTCAACGAATGTCAGAGTACGTATATGGGCCGGACCAGTCAGTACAAATCAACCTATTTGCGACTCAAATGTACGGAAATGTGGAGACACTTCTAATGTATCATACCCATAAGCCATTGAAGAAGGTACTTAAGGGGGCAGAAGAGAATGCTTGGAATAAGAGAATAAAAGAAATATGGAAGAAATTCCAAAAGGGTACAGAGAAGGAATTCTCTTCATTCAAGGTATTCTTTAGAAGTTTTAAAGTGCTCAGACCAGATTTATATGAAGAAACATATAAATCAATGAAAGCAAAAGAATTACTTCTTGAATACGAAGATATTGAATATCCCGAGAATGTAATTTCTTACTCTCAACGTAAAGCCTATAAGAAGAAACTTTTAAAACAAAAGAACAACAATGGAAGCTAGGGAATTTTTAAATCAGAAGCGGATAGGATTAGTAAACAAATTCTATTACCAAGTTTTAGAGATTAAAAAGAACGGTGCAGAACCAGATATACCCTTGTTAATGAAAGAGGTAGAGGATTTCGATAATTTTGTATTTCTCTACTGGCATATGACCTGGGTTAATTCTACAATGTCATACAGTTAAATATTTATATAATATGAGGATATATTCTAACAGTTTTGAGTTAATGTCCGAAATGGGCAGAGAACTCAACAGTTATGGTCAACTTGTAAAACCAAAGACCTATCAAAATAAAGTCATTGAAGGTAATGAGGATTTTATTACTAAAGAACTCATTTGCCAACAATATTGCTTAACTTCATTGGGAGACCCGGTATGGTTATTCGTATTCTCTCATTCAAGAGAATGGGCAGATGCAGAGTTCCAAGAAAGAATATCCCCTAATGATATAAATCCAGGAGAAGCTTGGAAATTAAGAAAAGATTTATGGGAACAATTCCTTGATGAAAAGGGTAGGTTCGATTACACATACAATGAGAGAATGGGTGAAGTATTAATAAAAGATTTAGTTCGTCTTTTAAAGAGAGACCCAGATACAAGAAAAGCAATTATACCAATATTTGAGCATGATGATACCTTATACTATGGTGGTAGACAACGTATTCCATGTTCTATGTATTATGATTTCCTTATCCGTCAGAATGGTAAAGGAGAGAAGGTATTACATATTTGCTATCACCAAAGAAGTTCGGATTTTGTTACTCACTTTGGTAATGATGTATACCTTGCATGGAGACTTATGAAATACGTAGCTAACGAGGTTGGAGTTAAACCCGGTTATCTGTATCATACTATTGATTCCCTCCATGCTTATAAGAAAGATTGGTTAGCATTAGCATCTAATCTGGAAGACTTACAAGAGAAATACTAATAATGAGGGATGTATCTACTATAGGTGGGTATGTCCCTTTTTCTATTTTAAAATATGGAAACACGGTATCATATTATAAAGAACAAGAAAGAGCTTAAGAAACTTATTGCTTGTTGTAAAGCTACGGGTTATGCTTGCTGTGACTATGAAACGAATGCAGAACCTATTTATAATAAGAGTTTTAAACCTACAATTCTCTCTGTATCTTGGATGCCTGGGTTTGGTGCTTCCATCCCTTTAGACCATTTCGAAACAAAAGCTTATACTTCACCAGGTTGGAATTGGAAAAAGATGTTAAGGAAATTTGGGGAAGAGGTAATCGAGAATTATGAGATAACTAAGGTTGCATGGAACTGGAAATTTGATGATCAGATAAATCAGAAGTATCAGATATTCTACAGAGGTACATGTTTAGATGGGATGCTTGCTAAATATGTTCTCAACGAGGAAAAACCTCATGACTTAAAGTCAATGGTAAGAAGATATTTACCAGAGTATGGTAATTATGAAAAGCAAGATGCCTTTGATAAGATACCATGGGATAAAAAGGAATTAGACCCACTTTGCCATTACGGTTGTCAAGATACGGATTATACTCTTAGGTTAATGTTATTCTTTGAAAAGAAGTTGATTGATTTGGGTATGTATTCGGTATTCCGTAATTTATTTATGTGTAATTCACGAGTACTCACCTCAGTAGAGAAAGAGGGATTATATCTAGATACTGAGTTCAATAAAAAGCTTCTAGAAGAATATAAACCAAAAATAGATGCTGCTAGACAAGCAATATATGACTTGCCAAGAGTAAAAAAATTCGAAAAGAAGTACAACCAAGAAAAGATTGATAAGTATATTCAATCTATCGAAGCTGAACTTGAGGAGTTAGATTATAATGACCCAAAAGACAAACGAAAGATTGCATTAAGGGAACAGAAAATATCGAATATCAAGGCAGGTATATTTACAACTAAAAAGGAACAGGAATTAATAAGACCCATTAACCTTGGTAGCCCAGTTGATTTGCCTAAGCTAATGTATTTAGAGGATGGATTCCATTTCGATGTAATTAAAGATAATGATTCTGGTAAACCAAGTACAGATGAAGAAACCCTAACTAACTTAAGGTTAACAGTTAAAAAACCCGATTCACCAAAGGCAATATTCTTGGATAAACTTCTCGAACTAAGAGGGTTAGAGAAAATGTATAAGACTTATATTTATGGGTGGTGGGAAAAGGTACAAGATGATTCTCGATTACATGGTAGATATAACATACATGGTACTGACTCTAATAGGTTTAGTTCTGCAGACCCAAATATGCAGCAGATCCCAAAGACAACAGTAGACCCAAATATTAAGAAACAATTGGTAGCTCCTCCAGGTTATCTATATATGGCATTCGACTACTCACAGGCAGAGTTAAGAATGATGGCTCATTTATCAGGTGATGAAACTTATCTGGAAGCATTTGCAAAGGGCGTAGACCCTCACCTTGGTATAGCAGCAGCAAAATATGGGGTTCCAATTGAGGAAGCCAGTAAAATATACGAAGACGAAAGTCACCCTGACCATAAGCTTTGGAAGACTAGAAGAAAACAAGCTAAGCAAATTGCATTTGGGCTTATCTATGGAATTGGAGATGCTTTGCTAGCAGTAAAATTATCAGACCCAAAAGCTGGTATTATAGTTACTAAAGAGGAAGCTCGTAAGGAGATGGATGAGTTCTTTAAGAAACACCCAAAGATACTTAAGTTCAAAGAGAAACAAGAGAAATTCCTTCGTAAGCATGGATATTATACCCAGTTATTTGGTACTAAGAGAAGATTACCCCAAATATACTCAAATGATAAACAAGAAGTTGCTTATGCCATCCGTTTGGGACTTAATTTCCCATGTCAAGGTGCTGCAGCAAATATGACTAATTTTGGAGCTATCCTTGTTTATTGGTTAATGAGACAAGGTAAATTACCCATGATGAAAGAAGCTTGTACAGTTCATGATGCTGTATATATGTATTCTAAACCAGAAGATATAAATACCTGGACTGTATATACCATTTGGAATATCCTACGTAATCCAAGTACTAAGAAGTATTTCGGTTTTCAAGTAGATGACGTAACTCTATCAATGGATTTTACAATAGGCCGGTCTATGGCAGAAGAATTACCATTTATGCCCGGATATGATTATACTAGAATGTTAAAACCAGACTTTTCGGTAGAAGAGTACATGGAGGAATACCATAAGTTTAAGACTCGTAAAATTGGTAATTTTAGTGCAGCTTCACCAGAAGTATTTATGGAACTATATAAAAAGGAAATCCATAAATATCAACGAGAATATGAAAAATCGAGAAAAGGGTAATATACCCGGGTTTAGTAATTATTACATATCCCGTACTGGAAAATTATACTCGAAATTTACTGGTAGTTGGAAATTAGTAAAACCTGCTATGAAAGATAATGGTTATTTATCTAACTCTTTAGTAGGAGATGGTGGTAAACGGAAGAACTTTTATAGACACAGGTTAGTTGCTTCTATTTACATCCCTAACCCAAACAATTATCCTCAAGTATGTCATAAAAATAACAATCCAGAGGATAATCGGGTAGGTAATTTATATTGGGGTACAGCTAAGATGAATATGGGTCAGTGTATAGAAGATAAAAGATTCTATTTTGTTGGTAAAGAACGAGAACGTAAGGTAAATGTAGAATTATTAATTTCTAGGTATATAGAGGGTATACCAAGAAAAGATATACTAGAAGAATTCGGTATATCAACTGGAGTATTATATAAAATATTACGGTATAATAACATAAAACTAAGGAAATGAAAAAGATTTTGAATGGACCCACTGTATGGCGAGCTAAATGCCCAGTATGTGATTGCGAATTTGAATATGATACCAGTGAAACTTTTGGGGTTTATAATAAATCTGGGGATTATTTTAGGATAGTACAATGTCCTAATTGTAAAACTAATATAAAGCATTCAGATTCAGTATCTACCATTACAGGAGTGAAAAGAGAAGATACTATGTATACATAAATAATATAAATTTATGGAATTATGGCAACACAGAAAGAGATTGATAATGCAAGTAAGTTAACTGCCCTTACTTATATGGTTGCAGGTTGCTTAGGTTATTCTATCGAAAATTTACTTAAGTATTTAGATGTGGTTAATCTAAGGTTGAATGGACAAGAAAAAATGTTACTTAACCGATTAAAGACTCAGTTATCTCAAGTACAAACTAATCTTACTACTTTAGAGGGATTGGCTTTTAAAGTAATGGCTACGGATGAGGATGGTAAACTTGCTTATGAAGATGCCACCCATATTTATTGGACTGTATTTTTAGCATTACTCGATAGAGGTGGTACTGATAACTTATGCGACTTAAGATTAATGGCTTTGGTAGATAAGATAAGCATCTATAAATCTCTTCTTAATTTGCCGGGTATGAAACTCTCTTATCAAATGGCTTTTGCTCAAGTAACTAAAGCAATAAGCAAAGGAGAATTTAGTAAAGAAGACTTTAAAAACCTATTAGAAGTTTATGAAGACGGAACTGAAAAAACTAAAGGTTAAATTTGAAGGTAAACTTATTGAGATTGATATACAAAAGGAATTATCTATCAATGAGAATATCATTAATTCTCAGCTACGAGAATCTCCTTCTAGTTATTATGTACTTGCTTCTTTGAGAGATAAATATATAAAAGAAAGGGATGCTCTAGCAAGGGAAAAAGAAGAAGCTTATTCGAATGCCTGGTTATATTATAAGGATGCTAATGAAAGATGGAATAACGAATATGTATCTCATAAGGCAAACCTTAACAAGAAATACTCTTCTATCAATGAAAGGTATTTAAAAGCTGTAGAAAAAGCAAATAAGTTCATAACTATCTGTAAATGTTATGAGTCACGCGAAAATATATTAAGAACTATTAATGCGAACCTAAGAAAGGGTTAACCTATTGAACTATAAACAATTACTAACTTTTAAAAACAGTATTAGAATATGAATTATTCAATGACATTTATCTCACCTCTTGTGGCTGAGAAATTTAATCAAGAATTACCTGGATGCCCTACAGAAAATCGGGTACTTATTTTATCTCCAAAGGAGGTAAATCAAACTAAATCCGGTTTGATTATCCCTGAACAAGTAAAAGAGGGAGTTCCTCGTAAAGGGGTTGTAGTAAAGAGTGGGGAAATTACCGAAGAATACAAAACCTACCGAGAATTGGTTGCTGTAGGTAGAATAGTTACCTATGGTTTGTATGCAGGTAAAGAACTTGAATTCGAAACGGACAAACTATCTCCTGCTCTCAAACAACTTTTAGAGAAAAACGTTCTTACCGTATTGAGTATGAACGAAGTAGTTTACTCAGAACCGAATAATTAAAACTAATCATTATGATAAAAGACAAGAAGAAAAAGAAAGTTTCATCAGAGGGACTTTCTACAAAAGAAAAGATGCTAGCTAGAAAGAAACAGCTAGAATCCAAGGGAAATGGTAGTGGGTTAGTATATCCAAAAGAAGGAACCCTGAGAATGAGAATTAAATCTCCAGGTGATGACCAAGAATTGGGTATCGAAATTATTCAATTCTACCTGGGTGGCAATTTGGGAGGAGTTATATCTCCGGCTACTTTTGATGAACCTTGCCCATTCATGGAGAAATACCAAGAATTGAAAAACTCTAAGGATGAAGATGACAAGGAACTTGCCAAGAATTTGGTGCCAAGAAGAAGATATGTCATCGGCGGTATCATTTACTCAGATGAAAAGGGTAGTAAGGTAGATTACGAAGGCAAAGATAAGGGAGTTTTAGTTCCTCGCTCAGTATACCAGGATATCATTGACCTTTACCTTGATGAAGATGAGGCAGGTGATATGACAGATCCAAAAACTGGATATGATATCAAGGTAATTCGTTCTGGGTCTGGTAAACTAGACACCACTTATTCTGCTCGTGCTTGCAAACCAACTAAGTTGGACAAGAAATATCAAGGTACAATTGACCTTGAGGGGATAGTTCGTTCTCAAATCAAATCCTATGATGAGTTGGAAGATTTACTTTCACAGTATCTAAACGAAGACCATGGGGATGACGATGATGACGATAAGTCAAAGAAGAAAAAGAAAAAGGGAGTTCACAAAGACCATTACATGGAAGATGATGAACCTAAGAAAAAGAAAAGAAAATACAAATCGGATATTTAAGGGTTAGTAATATGGTTTCATTCGAAGGTGGTAATTAGATTCGTTCTGTTATCACCTTCTTTAGTTTAAAGACATTACATTATGGCAAAGAAATCTAAGGTTGGTTTAAAAGTACCAACAGCAAATGAGATGGCAAAGAAATATGGAAGTATGATTAAATTAGCTTCAGAAGTTACTGATACCGATTTATATATACCATCTACTTTCTTTGCTCTGAACTACTTATTCGGTAAGGGTATTCCTTATGGTAAAATCGTTGAGATTGCTGGAGAGGAATCCTCTGGTAAATCTTTAGTGGCTTATAACTTTGCTTATGCTACTCAACAACTTGGAGGTCATGTGATATGGGTAGATGCTGAACAATCCTGGATGAATTCATGGGCTGAAATCAATGGAGTAGACCCTGCAAGAGTAACTATTGTTAATGATACCCGTATTGAATATATTGCAGACGTAGTAGCAGACTTAGCAATTTATTTACGTTCTCAATTAACTCACAATGAACCGATACTCTTAGTAATCGATTCCATTGCAGCTACTGACTGTACTGATAATATAGATGCTAAGATGGTTGATGGTAAGGCAGAGATGGGAGGTAGAGCAAAGGCTCTTTATAAATACTTCCGTATCAGAAGTGAATTATTCTACAAACTGGGAGTATCTCAGATATATATTAACCAATTAAGAACTGCTTTGAATGTCGGATTTGGAAAAGATAATACAACAACTACAGGAGGTGCAGCACTTAAGTTCTACGCTTCAATCAGAGCTGCTTTCTATTCAGGAAGGTCTGTTACCATTAAACAAAATGGGAAAGAAAGGAAAGCTGGGAAACTTGTCACTATCAGACTTATTAAAAATAAAGTTGCGCCTCCTCGACCTACAATCAGCAAATGCCCTGTATATTTCAATCCTAAATTCCACGAAGTCGGGTTTGACAGATGCTATGCTTTAGAAGATGTATTGGTAGATACCGATGTAATCGAAAAAACTACTGGTGGGTATAAATTGAAAGGGAAAACTCTTGCAAGAGGAGAAGAGAAATTCCAAAAGCTTCTGGAAGAAGACGATGAACTTCGTAGAAAACTTTTACGGAAAGCTGGAGTAAATACCATAGGTACTACTAAAAAACAACTGGGGAAAATAGAAACAAATCTATTCCCAGTCGATGGTGTAGAATATGAAAACTATTCAGATTCAGAAGAGGAGGAGGAAGACGATGAATAAGAAAGAGGTAGAAGGTATAGAGAAAGTAATTAAAGAGTACCTTAAGAAAAATTTGAGAATGGAATCTAGGGTTAGGTATCTAGATGCTTATAGCCAACCCGAGAATTATTTAGATGTATATCTTGGAGAGGAAAAGATTCAAGAAGTTTCACTTTATGAATTAGATTTTGGACGATGAGCAAGAAAACACAATTTACAAGGTCCAAGAATAAGATAGGTAGTCTGTCTTGGACTTCTCAAATCTATACTCATGGAGAAGGTAAGTATCAGAATAAAATACTTCATGATAATATCCCAGGATATCCAGGATACCACATCTCTAAGAGAGGTAAAATATATTCAAGGTGGGATGTTAATGGTAAGGGTATATTAAGTAAACGATATCACTTAAAACAACCTCATCTAAATAAGAATGGGAGGTATATAGTAGGATTATCTCAACCAGGTATAGGTACTACAAAATGGTTATTACACAGATTAGTGGCTTTAGTTTATATACCTAATCCCGAAAATTTACCCTATGTTTGCCATAAAGATAATGTACCTACTAATAATTCAGTTAAGAACCTTTATTGGGGTACACAAAAAGACAATATGTCTCAAGCTTCTAGGGATGGGAGGATGGTAAACAAATTAAAAGGTAAATGTATCAAAGGTACAGAGATTCAAAGGTCATATATACCTAAGTTGATAGGTATGGGGTTTACTAGAAAAGAGGTATCAGAGATAACCGGGCTGGGACATCAACTAATATCAGATTATTATATTAAATATAAAAATAAATATGAAAAATAAAAAATTAATATTATTAGTTGACGGCGAGAATATTTTACACCAAAGTTTTCACAAATTTGAAAAACTTAAATCTACCGATGGCAAACCGAGTGGGGCAATATTCGGATTTTTCAAATCTCTACATATGTATCTTACAAGGTTCGAACCGGATGAGGTTTATGTTTCATTTGATAATGGTCATTCACCAGTAAGGATGGAGTTATTACCAAATTACAAGGGCCATAGGAAAAACATCTCAGTAGATTATGAATCATTGCAAAATCAAAAGGCAATTATAATGAAAATGCTGGGTATGCTAAGAATTAATTATATCTTTGATAAAAAGAAATCCACAGTATACGAAGGGGATGACTTCTTAGCATACCTTGCAATTAAAAAATTCCAATCCGAGAAAATGATACTCATATCATCGGATAAAGACTTTAACCAGTTGCTATCAAATAACCTGAGGATATACAATCCCAGAAAAGATGAGATGATAAGAATGGATAACTGCAAAGAATTATTCGGTTATCATTCTCATGAAACGGTAGAGTACCTTGCAATGGTTGGAGATACTTCTGATGATATACCAGGGTTCCCGGGTATAGGCCCAGTAAAAGCAAGGAAAATCCTTGATGAGGGTAGAATTGAGAAGTTTATTGCCCAGAGTAAGAACAAAGAATATCTTCAAATATGGAAAAGGAATGAACAGTTAATCGACCTTTTCTGGTTTGTAAGACATAATCCATTGGATAAGTTACCAATTAAGTCAAAGAAGAAGTTTAAGTATGAGAAATTCAAAGAACTTTGTATCGAATACTCTTTAGCATCATTTTTGACAAATGAATTTATAAAACCATTTAAAGCATTACATCATGAGTAAGAGAATTATGTTTGTAGGTCCCTCTGGTATAGGGAAAACTACTTTAGCTAAGTATGTAGCTAAGAGAGAAGATCTACCTTTTATTTCTGGTAGTATGTCAGATTTATTACCTGCTACTGAAGGGGTATCACATAATGAAATATTATCCCTCGGTTCGGAGGCAATGTATAAAGCAGATTTTCAACTTCTGAACAAAAGGAATAGGTTATTCAAGGATAGAGAATACTTCGTAACTGATAGGAGTTATGCAGATTTGGCTGCTTATTTTTGGTATAAGCAATCAAGAACTTTACCAGAATGTGAAATGGAACATTTTTTCTGTCAATGTAAGACTTTAATGGAAGATCAATGTGATGTAGCAATCTTCTTACCATTAAATCTAGATACTTATAAGCATTGGTCAATGGAAGATAATGGTAAGAGAATACTTAACAGATTCTTCCAAGTTCAGATATCATCTCTTATGGGGGAATTGCTTGCAAATTGGGAAATACCCACTATTTGTATATCTGAGCTCGATTTAGGTATGAGAACGGAACAAATCAATTACCATTTAGATAGGATATGGGGAAAGAAGTAATAGCAATAGCCTTTTCAGATTTACATATAAATCTATGGGCTAAGTTTAATGAGAACAATCACAGGACCCTGAATAGTTTCAGGGTTTTGTCGATTATACGGAAATTATGTAGAAGGTTTAACTGTCCTGCATTATTTTGTGGAGACTTATTTCATAAGGCCGAAACAATGGACCAAGAATTAGCAGAGATATGTTATAATGAACTAATCGAAGGATTTTGGATATATGCCATATCTGGAAATCATGATATTAAGAAAATAAGTAAGGTTGGTACTAAACCCTTTAGCTGGCTTTATCAAGTAAAGAAGTATGGTATCATGATATTAGATTATGAAAAAACCCAACTATCTTCTACACATAAAGATATTATGGTATATGGGGTTCCTTATATTGATAATAATGTGGGTCTAAGTGAATACTTAAAGAAGTTAGAATTAGATAAAAGTAAAAAGAATATTCTTTTACTACACACCGATTATCCTGGTGCAAAAGATACAGATGGTAGGGAAATAGATTCCGTAGAAAACTTAAATGTGAATGTTCTCAATAAGTTCGATTTAGTATTATGTGGGCATATACACAAACCACAAAGACTATCAAAGAAGGTTTATATGATTGGAGCCCCTAACCATCAAAGGAGAACCGATAGAGATTGTGAATTGGGGTATTGGAAAATCTATGAAGATTTGTCTCTGAAGTTTGTACCTTTGAAAAATTTCCCAAAGTTCATCGATGTAGAAAGGGAAGAGGATATTAAGGATGATGGCAATTATTATACGGTAATCCCTCAAAAAGCTAGTACTCCAGTTAATAACAAACATAAGATTACTAAGCAACTTTCTAAGAAGTCTCTAGCAAAGAGATACCTAAGAGAGAAAGGTATTAAAGATGAGGTTAAAACTAATCTATTAATTGAAACACTTAAAAAGGCTGAGTCATGTTAACGTTCTTAAACTTAGAGGCAGAAGGATTTTGTTCAATAGAATCCTTACATCTACAATTAAACCCAACTTGTACCATACTTATCAAGGCACCAAATGGGAAAGGGAAATCAACTATTCTCTCTGCCTTGGTATGGGCAATATATGGGAAAAACCTAAAGGGTGTTTCTGAGGTAAATACTTGGAAGCAAGTAAGGCCTAAAGATTACAAGGGTACTAAGGTACAAGTATATTTTCAGAAAGATTCTCATACATATAAGATAGTTAGATGTCAAAAGTATGATGAAGTACTTGAGGATGGTGCTAAAGGTAAAGACAGACTTATCTTCATGAAAGATGGGGATATAGTTGATATCAAAGGGAAGGGGAAGATACAAGATTTTATAAACCGAGAGATAGGTTTATCATATACTCTGTTTATGAACTCAATCATGTTTGGTCAGGGTATAAAAAGACTCATACAAGAATCTAATTCTGATAAGAAAAAGATATTCGAAGAAGTATTTGACTTAGAGTTCTTAAACCTTGCTAAAGGCATTGCATTACAAGATAAAAATAACTTGATATCTCAAATAAATGAGGTAGAGCATGAGTCTCAAATGCTTAAGAAAGAATTAGAGGCTAACAAGGAAGCTTACTTCGATATGAGAGATAGAGAAAAATCCTTCAAGCAAAAAATTAAAGAAGAAAGAAGAGAGTTAAAGCAAGATAGGGAAAAGCTAACTAAGCTACTAATTGAAAAACAAAAACAAATCAAGGATGAAGTAGATGCTTCGCTTCAGATAAAGATTAAAAAACAAAATGAACTAATCCTTGATTTGAGGAGTAAGATAAAAGATGCAAAGAATTTATCGAATGTACCCCTTAAGAAAGTAATCAAAGAATTGGTAATACAGTTAGAAGCCGGTCACTACAAACGTGCGTTACGTGATGCTAAATCAATATATAAAGCGTTTTCTGACCTTGACAAATATGATAAAGAGTATCAAGAGGCTTTAGAGAGGTTGGAAGAACTTAGTAGTGTAAATGATAGGTATAAGAAATTAAAATCAGACTGTGATGATATTGCTTCTGATATTGCTTCTATTGACGAAGACCTGGCTAAGCTCAAGCAAGAAAAGCTTAAGGTCATGTCTCCAAAGTATAAACAAAAACTTAAGGAGATTAGGAAGAATTTACGGAAGGTTGATGAAGACTTTCACAATAAAGAGTTAGAGTTAGAGAATTATAACTGGTTAATTAATGACCCATTGGGTAATAATGGGATTAAGGCTTACCTATTTGATTCATCACTTGAGTTCTTAAATAAATGCCTCGATAAGTATTCAGAGGTATTAGGATTTAGGATCGAATTTAATATTGATTTGGGTACTGCTAGAAAAGAATTTGTTACTCTTATTGAAAGAGATGGGATGATTATAGATTACGATGAACTATCGGGTGGCGAGAAACAATTGGTCTGTGTAGCAATGGCTTTTGCAATGAATGAGGCTTTAACTGCCTCTAAGGGTATTAACTTAGCATTCCTTGATGAGGTATTTGAATCACTAAGTTCAGATAACATAGAAATAGTTACTTCCTTAATACGTTACATATTCAAAGAGAAAACTTTATTCTTGATAACCCACTTAGATTCTCTTCCTCTAGGTAATACTAAAATTTTGCAAGTGGAAAAGACCCAAGGCCTGAGTAGGTACCAATTACTATAATGGTATATAAAAATACAATACACCATTATATTATGAACTCTAAGAATAAAGGAAATCGATTCGAAAGAAAGATAGGTGCTTGGTTTACAAAATGGACCGGATACAAATTTGAAAGGAATAGAGCGGGGAGTGGAGCTTGGCATTCAAACAAGGACTCCACTTCCGATTTAACCTGTACTGATGAAAGGCATGCTCATAGATGTAAGATATCCATCGAATGCAAGAATTATAAAGAGATTAAGTTTGAACATCTACTCTTAGGTAATAAGGGATGCGATATACTGAAATTCTGGGAACAAGCTTCTAAGGATGCAAAAAGAGCAAATAAAGTTCCCATACTCTGTATGAGATATAATTCAATGCCCTCAGAAGAATTTTTCTTTGTAGTTGGAAAGGATTTATCTTCCGTATTCTATAAACCACTATTCGATAAAGCCAATATTATGGTAATCGATGTACCAAAGATAGGTGAGATTCTTTATGTATTCATGGCTAGTGATATACTGAAGAATGTAAACTATAAGTTAGTACATAAGCAAGCTAAGTTAATTCTTAAAAACCAGTAACCCATGAAGAAGCATACCCCATACTCATATTGTATATTTTACCTTGAAAGGAAGTACTGTGATAAAATCAATAAAGAACTCAAAGAAAAGGGGTATGACCAAATCAAGGCAATTATTCCTATGGTAAACGTATTAAGAAAAACCACAAAGGGTAAGATGGTATTCGAAGAAGTACCAGTATTATTCAATTATGGTTTTATGAGAATGCCTACTAAATTAGCATTCTCAAGGCCATTTCTTAATAAGTTACGTAGGAATATATCTGGTATCAGAACTTGGTTACGTAATACCGAGACAATGCACCCAAGAAAGAAAAAGGTAAGGATTGACAATGCCGAAGAATTTGATGATTTTTCTTTAGTGGCTACTTGTAGTAGAAAAGAAGTAAGGCGATTTAAACGTATTGCTAGAGAGAATAAGAAGTTTTCAGTGGATGATTTAGTCAATGTAAAGCCTGGAGATTACTTAGTATTACGAGGTTATCCTTATGAGGGAGTAGATGCTACAGTATTAGAGGTTGACCATCTTTGTAAAAGGGTAAAAGTTCTTATATACCCCGAAATGGGGAGAATGGAAGTATGGTTACCCTTTGACAACGTCATTTATAGTGTATATTTAAACCATGACCCAGATAAACTTTATGCTAATTCTGGGGAATATGATCCTAATCAGATAACCAATGAAGCAATTGATAGTATAATGAGATATAGGAGAATTTAATGTTATGAACGAAGCTCAACAAAAAGCCTGGAGTTGTTTAATTGATAAAGAACAACAATCATTATTCCTTCAACTATCAGAAAGTAAATCTTCATGGGAAGCTGGTGAAATTTTAAAGTTATCTCATTACAAGTATCTTGAAATCCGGGAACGGTCAGAGAAATTCTTTAGGCTATTCTCGGATTTTTTTGAGAAACACACTTCTATTTTTCGACCAGATTGCCCCTGTGAGAGGAATTTCCAAGATTATATGGAGGGATGTTTAGAGAAACGATTAAAAAGAAAAGAAGCAAGCTTATTCACAGGAGACTCGGCTCAATTACTCCCAAAGGTAAACTCTAAAAATATAGAGAGAAACATGAAGAGGTTAAAGGAGTCTGATGATGAATGGGACATAGATACTCTAAGATTAATTCTTGAATTTGATAGGTGGAATAACTTTAGAATACTTCCAAGGATGCTACAACAGCCATCTGCATTTAAAAGGCGGTCGAATAAGAAGGATAAGATATATATCAAGTATCTTCTTAATAGAGTACCGGATTGGATGCACACTAAACTCAAGGAAAGGTTTAGGTATAAAGTAAAACCAGGAAAGAAAAAGTATTGGGTAGCTTTAATATCTGAGGACCTATATACCGATGGTTATCTATTGTTACCAGTAAGACCTTTGGATGAAGTAGTAGATGAATTTAGTAGATTTTACATGTATGTATTTAAAACTAAAGATGATGCTGATACCTTTGGTTTTATGGTATCTAAGTTCATGATTAAAACCGAATCTGTTAAGCTTGGACAAAAATTCTGGCCAGAGTACCGTTGCTGTGTGGAAAGAGCAGTAAACTATAATCAAGTGAACAACATAGAATTCAATATTAAGAAATTGGATATGGCTTATAACACACATATCAAGAGAAAGCCTAAAAAACCTAAATCCACTGCTGCGAACCGAGCAAAAACCTCGGATTTTTATAAAAATAAATAGAGAAATAAGATAAGATTAAATTATTTATTCTTATATTTGCAAAGAAAATAAATGAATACTTAAAATATTAATGATATGGCAAAAAAGAATAGAAAAGACATGAAAGCTCCATCCAAGGAGAAATCAAATTTCCTTGGTGCTTCTGGGAGAAACATGACTTATAAGGATTTAAAGAGAAAGGCAATAATATTAGGGATGCCTTTCCCTGATGCTTGTTCTGCTGGGGTATTTGACTTATTACATTATATCAATGTATCAGAAGAGAAGCCCGATAAATCGTTAATTGATAAATATGACGATTGGATGGATAAGCAATTAGAAAATATTGGGTATTCGAAAGATGACCCATTAAGAAATTCTCGATTAAGGCTTGGGTTTCTCGGAGAAGAAGGGGAAAATGGGCAAAGAAGAACCAAACGAGTTCCTGGGATAAAGAAACCTCGAGAAAAGAAACCACCAAGAGAGAGGGATGAATTTAATCTTATCAAGGGTACAAAGAAATCTTATGTATTTGAATTAACTGTAAAAGGTTTTGAACTTGATAGAGTTATTCGGAGAATGAAAAAGAAATTCCCCGAAGCAAATGAGAAATCTATCAATCTTTGGTATAGAATGGCAAAGAGGGATATAAATGGTAAAGCTAAAGGAAAGTAACAATGGACCCATACGACCAGATAGATATTATATATGGACTTGGAGACCAGATACTACCAATAAGATTGTTACTGAAAAGAAATTATATAGGAAACATCTAACCGGTATACCATACTTTACTAGACATCAAGTAAAGGTTACCTTAGTTTATCTTTATGGTGTAGATGTTCTTCAGTATATCCATATAATATCTGGGAGGAAACTTATAAAACAAGGCATTAGAGAATTATCCGATATGAATGGTAAACTTCTTAAAAAGGGTAGTACTAAATTCTGGTTTAAGGGTAAATTCGTAAAAGCAAGGAAGTTCATAATGCCCGATGAATATCACATAGATAAACACCGACGAAGAAGATTTATGGTACAAATGCACCGAGTCTTTAAGTCTAAAGGAAAAAAGGAATTCAATGAAAGGTACTCAATCAAACTCTATGGACAACGGCAAGGCATATCTCCCAAGTATACAAGGCAAAAGAGATTACAAATCAATCTTGCTATCCTACAGGATTTACAACAGGCTGAGTCAAGAGGAGAAAAATAAATTCAATCTGTTATTCTTGCAGTATCCTCCATTGGTAAGTTCATTGGCTTTATATTTAAGAAAGAAGATGAACATCCCAATACAAAAGGTACTATTTATCAAAGCACAAAGAGATATGCTCGAAATATTCGATGAGGCATCACTTAAATTTTTAGGGTATTTGCCTAAAGAAAGGTTTATTAAGAAGTCTTTATTATTTCAAGGGTTTGTTCCATTAGAGAGTATTAAACTTAGAAGGTCTTATGCTTATATAATGACAAATAGGATGATAGAAAATAAAATATGGGTCTACCCAATTCGATTATCCGATAACTATAAAACAATGATAAAAGGGAAATACAAATCCTATACCGAAGTATTTGGGAAGGTGGGTATTCCTGGGATAACTAAAATTAAATATAGCAATGAATAATAACGAAGGTTTTAAAATCACAGCACATCAACCAGCAAACCCATTTGCAGGTAAGAAGTTTAAGATAGTCACTTATCAAGGTGACAAGGAACTTGCCTCTCAGGCAATAACAATTGAATCTCAATTAGAATTAAAGACAACTCTAGATGAGATAAAACAATTCAATATTGCTCAGGAGGAATTATTAAAATCTGGGTATACTCAGAAATCCATACTGGTAAAGAAACTTATAACAGAGTGATATAATATAAATAAATTATTAACCAACTTAAACATTACGAAAATGGCTAAGAAGAAAAAAGAAGTGGAACTGAAAGAAGTTTCCAGAACAGAAATCAATGGTGCAATCATCATTAAGTACGAAGACGGCTCAGTAAAGATTATCCCTGCTCCTATCATGCTTTCTGCCGAAGAAGCCGAAGACCTTTTTGGTTCTGAATCCGATGACGAGGAAGAAGAAGAAGAGGAAGAATCAGACGATGATGATGATTCCGAAGAGGAAGAAGAAGAGGAATCGGATGATGACGATGAGGAAGATGAGGAAGATGATGATGATGATGATGATGATTCCGAAGAGGAAGAAGAAGAGGAAGAACTGACCGGTGAAGAACTTGCCGAAATGGACTTCGAAGAACTTGAGGATGTCTGCGACGACAAAGACCTTGAAACTGACCCAGACGATTATGATGAAGACGACATCGAAAAACTCCGTAAAGCAATCGCTAAAGAACTCGGTCTCAAATTGCCGGCAAAGAAAGAAGCCAAAGGTAAAGGCAAGAAAGGGAAAAAGTAATCTGGTAACCGTATTCAAGATTTAAAAGAAGGTAGGGAAATTTCCCTACCTTTACTATCAACTATTAATAAACGTAGAAGTTTACTTATAATAACCATTAACTTATAAAACATTAAAAATTATGGCAACAAAGAAATCAGACTCCAAGAAGAAAGGGGATAAAGAAAAAGACCCCGAAAAAGAAGCTAAACGCAAGGCTCGTCAAGAGGCACTTAAGAATCGGCCGGCTGAACAACGTCCTAACAGCAAGCAAATCGATGTTATTGCCATTAACGACAAATCCAAGGTAATGAACTTTGGTTATGCCGTTAAGAACAAGGAAGGCTATCAGGGTGTAGTGGTTACTTCTGTATTGGTTACGGATGGCAAACCGGTATCAACTTCAGTTTCATTCGTTCCGGGAACTCTTACCGTTAAGTCTAAGAAAGGACATGGCGTTATTTGTTCTCCGAAAAACAAAAAGGCTAAGGAAGAAGAAGAGGAAGAATCAGAAGATTAATCTAGGCACATCCTAAAATAGCGATTACATATCGTCTGCAATAGTTTAACTTTCATAGAGTAACAATCCCACACTTAGGACGTTGTTCAGCCAAAAGCTCATTGCCTGCGAAGGTAGTGGGCTTTAATTTTTTATACCCATGGAAGAAGAGAAATTAGCAATTCGAAAGAATATTCGAATACTTGCATTGGATAATCTAATAAATACTTATACTGATGTATTAGAAGATAAAGAATTAAACCTGGGACCAGATGAAAGGGAACTTGCCATCAATATAATAAATGAGGCAAGAGAAATGCTATCAGAAGAAACTCAGGAAGTATCTAACCAAGTAATGCAAAGACCCAAATGGAAAAAGACTTAAGATTATTAGTGGGAAACATTAATCAAACTCTCAGAGAATTAGATTATGTTTCGTACCTTAAAAAGGTAGCTCTTAGTAAGGGTAAGAAAGGCGAATACCAATCCCATAGGTTGAAGAGTAATTATCTGAAAAGAAAACTCATATCTCTTAAAGGAGCCCTGAATAAAAAACTTCATGGGACTTATATTGTTGCCCAATTTAATTTTATAAGGGGGGAACAGAAAGAAACTTTTGAACAAACTTTTACGGACTTATCTCAGAAAGAGGTAGAAGATATACTTCAACTCGAGGCAGTTTTAAAACAATGCAGTTTAGAAATCCTAGAAATTAAAGAAATCCCAACCCAAATTAGGAAGGTATAACTATGGTATTATGTAAATAGGAAATTCAATTATTCACCTAATATAAATGAAAATGGCTAAGAAAGACGAAAAGAAGAGTAAATCGGAATCCAAGACTCCGGAACTCACAAAGGCTAAGAAAGCTTTGGATGCTTACCTTAAAGAGAACAAGTTGGACCCTACTAAGGATTGGACCAAGGACAAGAAACATGGTAAAAAGGTTACCGAACTTGTAAACAAGCTCAATAAGGAAAGAGACAAAGTTGCTGCTGCCTATCCTGAAGCTGACCAAGAGAACAACAAGAAATTGGTAAAACTCCAGGAAAAAGAGAAGAAGGAAAAAGCTGAGAAGAAGGCTGCCAAAGAGAAAAAGGAAAAGAAAGGAAATGGTGGTAGAACAGCTACCAAATACGATTATCCTCTCATCGACGGCAGAGAAATGACTTCGGCTGAGAAGAAAAAATACCGTATGGAGCAAAGAAAACTTGCTTCAGGTAAGGCTCCTAAGGAGGAAAAGGAAACTAAGAAAAAGAAGGAAGAAAAGGTAAAAGAGAAACCGGCTTCCGATAAGAAAGATAAGAAGGCCAAAGACAAGAAGAAAAAGAAGGCCGCTAAAGAAGAAGATTAATAAGAGCACTTTTTACTTTTACTTATCATATTTTTGAGTATTCGTTAATAATGGTAGAAGGCCTGGCAATATAAAAATTGTTCAGGCCTTTTATTTTCTAATTAAGTCGAAAATGGAACAAGAAGTATATAAACCAAAACTTAGAATCACTACACTATCAGAGAATGGTACTCCATTATCCGATAGGTTGGTAGATGCTTATACCGAGATGAATTCAGGTCCAAAGGTACAGCATAACGGTCCCATAAGAGTAGAAGTAACTCTTACTAATAAACAAGATATTGATAACTTCAAAGAATACTTAGATAGGTTATCTGGTACATTGCCTGCTAAGGCACCTAATGTGGGCAGAGGAAGACCTGCAGGGTCTACAACTAAGGAATTGGAATCACCAAGGGAGGATATTCTTGCAGATGTAGAGAAAATGATTGAAGAGGGTAAAAGCCAACAAGATATCATTAAATATCTTAGGGGATTGGGATTTGTATTTATCCTTACTGAGGACTTTCTATTTCACTTTCCCGGATTTGAGTTCAATAAAAAAGATGTGGGAGAAGCAACAGACAATAAGCAATATCCCAATTCATTTTCTTGGATGGCAAGATGTATCAAACGGGCTAAGGACCCAAAAGCAGATAAATTTGACCCAATGGTAATCTTTGGTTTTAGCATTCTTGGGGGACCTTCGAAAAAGATTATCCCCTATCTCTATAAGGAAAGGAAGAAACCATTAAGGGCCCAAGTTGGTAAAAACGTAATCTCCTTCTCTCAGGCAGAATTCACTAAACTTCCCAAGTATATGTTAGAATCCGAAAGGATTAAGTTCTCTACTGAACAGAGACAATTGCTTCTAAGTCCCGAAAAGAAGCCTTCTAAATTCTTCCTAAGATGGGTAAACGATGCTATATTCCCAGACTCCATAAAGGAAAAGATGGAAGAAATCAAGAACCGCTAACACTTACCTCCGTATTTATTAAAAGAGTATTTTATATAAAATAATTTTAGTATATTTGCATAAAGAAAATTTAATTATGGACAAGGAAACAAAAGACATCGTAAAGCTCATTGCTGGTATTCAGATTGAATCACTCAACTCAATCAAAGAGGACGTTAAAAATGGAAATGATATTGCCCAAGACTTAATCAAAAAACTCCTTCAGATTGAGGATGACGAAATAATTCGAGCACTAGATGAGCACATTGAATTATACGTAGAAATGGAGAATACCCCTCAACTGATAAATATGCTAAGTGAATACCAAATGCTGGTATGCTCTCACATATTGTTCAGAATGGAAGATGAATGGGTACATACTAATTCTCAGGGAGTACTTGGTACTTGGGCAATATTCCAGAGGGCAAATCTCAAATTCCACCCAGAACTAACACTTTTAAAATTTTAATATAGACATGGAAAAGAACGAATACTTAGAATCAGTAGAAATGAACACCGGAGTCGAAATGATTCCTTGCGAATCCTCTAATATTGAGGGCTTTGGTTATGACTCAAAGAAAAAACAACTTTGGGTTGCTTTTAAGGGAAATAGGGTATATCGATATGATAAGGTACCTTACGAGGTTTGCAATGAATTACACCAAGCAGAATCAAAAGGTAAATACTTGGCAAAGAATATCAAAGATAAGTTTAAAACTACTGGGTATGAACTCCGGAACTAAAATAACTAAGGGTTTATTAATTGCCATAGGAGCAATGCTACTTTACTTAGGGAGTAAGAATAATGCCCCCATAGAGGAAGTGAGCATTGCTCCTTCTCGTTTAGAAAGTCCCTTGACCAGGTTACATTATCTTTCAGATAGCCTGGGAATTAAACCAAGGGAAGAGAAAAAGAAGCAATGGTATAAATATAGGGTAGAAATAGAAACGATTCCAGAAAATCAAATCTATAAGATTGAGAAATCTGGATACCAGCAATATGAAGTTTCTAGATTGGGTGAAACTTATTCTTATGTAACCTACGAATTTACCTCAGACAAGGTAATGACTACTCAAGAAGCCTATGACTTCGTAAAGAAATATCCTGAAAGATGTACAAGGGTACCCAATACATCACAAGATAACATTTACGATAAATATAACGAGGATTATGAAGATTACATAAATGATCCAGAGGATGAAATTAACTATCCTCCAGAAATCTTCGACTTCCTAGCCGATTAACCCGAGCAAATAGAAAATAATTCAAATAAAATTTTTCTATTTAAAATAAAGTTCTTATATTTGTATCAGAAAAAGAAATTAATCATTTTACTAACATTTTAAATATAGACATTATGAAAAAGAATGAAACAAAGGTTACTAACCTGGTTGCAACTAAGGTTGCCGAACAACTTGAAGGAATTAAAAATTCTAAGACTGCTAAGGCTTCTGCTCCTAAGGCCAAAAAGACTAAAAAGGAATTGGTACAAGATGCTCAAGAAGCTGCCACTAATTTTGCCAATGCCAAATTGGTAGAACTCTCTCCTAAAACCAAAACTTCCAAAAAGGAACAGGTTGTCAAGGAAGTTAAGGAACAACAAAAACCATCCATCATCGAACAGGTAATTTCTAATCGGGAAGTTAAATACGTATACCCTGCCGATGTAGTTGATACTCTTGCTCGGAAGAAATGGAGACAACAAACTCGAAACGAACTCCATCGATTGGAACTTGCAATGGCTCGTATCAAAGATACAAACTCTAAGGAATTCAAGGCTGCGGCTAAATCCTATGAGGACTTTAAAAAGAAGGTCCTCAAACCAGAACAAGTTGCATAAACCTTTATTAACCAGGTGCCCGGGATAATTACCTGGGCATCTCAATTTATACAAAATGGATTACACTATCTTCTCTGATAAAGAGATGCTTAAGCAGGACAAAGAACTTGTCGATTTACATAAGCGATGTTGTAAGTCCTATCTAATCCAACATTCACTTAAGCACTCCAAGATTAAGAAGTTCTTTATCGTTTACGATTGGTATATAAATACTGATAACGTAAGGAATTTCTTTTTCAGGCCTATAAACCTTTTCATTCAGGCATTGCTTTTAGGGCAACTTGATGAAATATCCAATTACATTAATCCTAACAAAAATGGAAAACGAAAAAAGAAACGAACCAGAAAAGTATAACGTACTTTACTGCAAGGGCAAATATCAGTATAAATCTAAATATCCCCAAATAGAAACTAAACATAAGGTTATCTATGCAGGGCCAGTAGAACCAATGGCACCCATCTGGGATAATGTATCAGATATATTAAGGAAATCTGATAGAATTTGTACTGAATCTCGAAGAGAATTAAAGAAGTTAGAGGAACGTTCACAGAATAACCTTTACTTCAAGAAAAATGGTATTACCCATATAATCGTATACAAATGTTTAGAGAAATAGTTAAAGACCTATATATAGGCAAATCGAAGTTAACCATAGAATGTAACCAAAAGGAAATACCCCAAACTACTCTGGTTCAAGACATATTACAGAATACTGGATTTACGGGTAATATGCCCGACTACGGTACCTATGGTAATTTCAAGGATGGGAAATTTGAGATTACTCCAATGATGCCTAAGCATTGCTTATTTATTACTGGGGTACCCAAAGGGGCAATCCTTGATAATTTCAGAGTTAGAAGAACATATTGGTCCTCTTATTATGAGGATGATGTAAGAGGGTACTTATTTCAAATTACAGATGAAAGTATACCTCGTTTAATAATCACAAACTAAATCTATATGGAAGCAATCGATTACGTAAAATTATTTAAGCTCGACCAAGAGAATTATGACTTTAAAAGGGAAGAGTTTATATCCGAATTAGGTAAAGAATTTCTAGATTATTGCCAAACTACCACAATTGGGATAGATAAAAAGACTGGCAATATATACTACTACCGATTTAGGGAAATAGTTAAGAATTTCGAAACTAAATTCTGGGCAATCTCAGAACTTAAAATAGGAGAACCATTAACCCAGAAATTATGGAATGCCTTTTTCGCTACTCAGGTAGTTCCTTTAAGGCAAAGGTTATTCCCAAAGGTTCAGAAATTAATCGAAGAGCAAAAGGGGATAACCCATAACCGTAGTAAACAAGACAAAAAACCTACGAACCATAAAAAGGTAAACTATGGCAAGGGAAATCACAGACCTGCATGGGAATAAATTTAAGGTAGGAGATTATAAACTTTGCCTTAATATTCCCATCACTGGGAAAGGTAATTTAGTATTCACCAGGGACCTAATCTCTGGTGAACCTTTTAATTTATCAGTAAGTAAGAAAAAATATAAGGGATATTTCTATAACCTATCTTTGAATCTGTATGTAAGGTTCGATTTAGAGTATATGGGTTATGATGAAAGTTCCGATATTAGAAAATCTCATTTGTATGTCAGAAAAGGAAAATAAAATGGTAAGATTCCCAAGACCTATGGGGACTACTGCAATGGCATTAGAATATCAGAAGAACCCAAATGATGAACTTCTGATAAAGATACATAATTATATCATCAATCAATGGCTAATGGGAAATGGTGTATTATGTGGTATCACATACGACATAAATACATTCTCATATCGTATGGGTATAGATATCAATTACATACGGGTATTTATGAGAGATAGGCTATTAAGCTCTAGAATATGGGATAAAGAAAAGGCAGAAGATTTACTACAAGCATTAATGGGAGAACAACTAGCATGGGCTTTGGAAGACCGTATGGAAATAGCCCATCAGGTTAATATCCTAAGAGAATCTCAGGGAGGGAAATACGTACCGTTTATATCTGCCGAGCTGGGAAAGGCCCTTAAATTAAAGCTTGAATCCTCTACATCATTGCAGTCTATCGTACGTAATCTCACTGGAGGAAGTACTACGAATATATTTGCTCAATTCAATCAACAGAACAACGTAACACAGCAAAATGCAATTACTGTTGAAGAGGCACGTCAAATCGTATTGGAATCACAAAGGGTATTAGATAAACCAGAAGAGGCTAAACTATTGGAGGATAGGTATGACATTAAGTCTCTACCTGAAGTAGTTGCTACTAAACAAGAAGGAGTAGATACCAGTAAAGAGGGTCTTAACCTTAATAAAGCAGAGCTAATGCAAATTACTGATGATTATAAGGGAGCTATGTCTTCATTCTCTAAAGAACATCATGAACTACGTAGAGAAATCGAAATGCGTATAGACCCAGACGAAGAAGACCCAGAGTTATATCAATATGAAGACTTTGAGAAAGAAGAAAAAGAGGATGGCTCATTTGCATCTCAATTCCTCCGAAATAGTAAGCTCCCATAGTTATATCCGGATATTGCATATTTAAAAAGAAAGAATTATATTTGCATATCAATTTTAAAATAGACAAAAATATGGAACTACCAAAGACATCTTACAAAGAGACTCGGGTTAACAAGGTTAATCAGGGATTAAAACCAACTGATACTGCTCCAGTATGGGTAAGAGACCATTATGATAAATCATCTAAGACTTATGCTTGCCATAAGTATGATGACTCAAATCACGAAAAATTTCTCAAGGGAACAAGGAAAATATACATTGACTTTACATTTTAATCACATGAACTTATTTAAACGAAAGAGATGCTGTAGTGAACTCATTGCCCTTAAAAATGGCAACTTAATATTCAAATTGAGTAATACTCATATCAATGCTGCTTATAATACTTTACAGGCAATAATGAGGAAATCTGGTATATTCGATGAGAATCTATATTTCGATGTCTATCAGGAATATCGGAAACATTATGCTATATACGATGTAGTACCATCGTTGCTAAGGTATAAGATACCCTTGATATTTTCAGGTAGATACCCAAAGAAACTATTCGATAATCAGTTTATTTTTGAGGAATTGATACCAAATGCTCTGGTATATCATAGCTTACCAGAAAATTTCAGATTACCGGAAAGCTTAGAGAAAATCCTTTTAGAAGTAAGAAAAAGGATATCTGCTTATATAGACCAAGAAGGTATATCAGACCAGGGTTATAGGGATTTGGTTCGAACCAATTTCGTAAAACAATGGGATGTATTTAGAAAGGACCCATCTCTTATAGATTGCTATATGGATGCTCAATTGGGCATGCTATATATGTGGGCTAGAGTAGAAAATAAAACAATCGTAAAGAATATAATCGAAAGAACTCAAGATGAACTAGCTCAAGAGTTCTTATCTAAATATCAACAAAATGGAGAATAAAGAGAAATTTGCTTTCCGAAAGGTTAAAATGTCGGAAGGTGTAGAGGTAGAATTTATTAAATTACTTACCTCAGTAGAGACTAAAAATGATGAGGATGTAATTAAAGCTTTTAAAGTTCAATTATCCTCTGGAGTATTAACTTGCCATGCAGAAATGTTATTTAGAACACCAAGCCAGATAATATTTCAAACATCCCAGTTCAGTAAACCCTATAACTTTTATAAAAACTGGGAACTATGGGTATTCTCTAATATCCTGGGTGTATGGACTTTAAATAGGTTTAGGATATGATTACAATGAAAAACCTCCAAGTAGAGGATATAAAAGATGAATGGTTATATAATGCCTTAACACAGGGCATCAAGGAATGTATAACTGCTCCAGTCCTAACTTTGGACCCAACAAAGCCAGAACCAATTAAGAGGGCAGAAATGATACTGGAGAATTTCTCTCAGGAAGATTCTCCAGTAGTAGCTACAGTGATTGCTCCAGGCAATTTCATACAGATGATATTACCGAAACATGAGATACTTCTCTCGGTAATGTTCATCTATAAGGAAAGGAATACCTATGTACAACTTATAATACAAAAACTTGCTTATGAACGAGAAAAGACTACCACCAAGACTAATGGTTCTGCTAGTGGTACTGAAGGGTGAAAAGGTATATAAAGTACCAATTAGGTCAGGGATAGAATTAGACCATCTAAAGGATTTCAATACACTAAGAAGAATCCTTACTCCTTTAGTACAACTATATCATGGAGTAGGTTTTGATACTAGACTTACTTACGATGAATTCAGTATCTTCATTAATGACCTACAACATTTGGGATATGAACGGTTAGATGAATATTCCTCGGGTATACAAGAATTAGTAGAAGCAAAACCCATTACTGAGAATAACCAAGATGTTGAGAAAATACGAAAAGGGTTACTTATCTCTCTTAAATCTCAGGAGTTATCAGAGGTATTAGCTACTAAAATAAAGCAAGCCATACATGAAGTATTTGAAAACGAAAAGAAGAAAGGTGGACTAATGAACAAGGAACCCTCTTTAGAACCTATGGAGAGTTCAATTATAAGAGAGGCTCTATATTTGCTAACTCCCCAATTACCTTAATAATTGAAAGGCAGTCTAATCCACTGCCTTTCATAGCGTGTACACATCCTCAGCCTCCCTAAAAATAAATTAGATATATTTTTCTATAAAAATAAAAATGCTTATATTTGCATATCAATTTTAAAATAGACAAAAATATGAAAACGAACTCAGTAACTTACAATCAAGCAGACGAACTAACTAAGGTAGTTCGCAATTTCTTAGAAAAGAAATCTACATTTGAACTTGACTCTGATGAACAGGGTAATCTTCTTAATCTTCTAATGGGACTCTTAATCAAACTAGAGGATGATTACAAACTCAATTGCTTGGATATAAACCAGGTACAAATCTATGATACCACCTATTATTCTTTCATTTTCGAATCAATCATAACTGCCGATACTAATCCCTATAAGGGGCAATTAGCATCTGCTGCAGTTCAATTCATGAATGAATTTACCGATAACGATGGGAGGTTCATATCATTCAATCAACTCGATAGAAACAACTGGATTTTCCAACTTAATTTCTCAATCGCATGACAAACTCCTATGGAGATACTATCCAGGTACATTTCAATGATGAATCCCTTTTCATTATCATTACCATGACAGGGCAATATTAACAAAATCTTCTGGGAGGCACTCAAAACACCTCCCAGAACCTCTATATTTATAAAAATAAAATTAATTATAGAAACAAGTTTAGAAATAATTTTGTATATTTGCAGTGAGAAATATTTCTCAAATAATTTTAATATAGACACGTTATGAAAGAATTAAAAAATTTAGAGGCCATCCGGGAACTGCTTGCTTCCCATCCCATTTATACCTATGATTACACCGATGGTCTTCTTATTAACAAGGAAGCTACCAATATCCAGGTTTATTCAATCGACTTAGAGGATGAACCTTTTGCTGATTATATCTCAGGATATATCATCACATATGATTCAGAGGAAGTTCTCTTCGAAAATCTAAAGGAAAACATTATCTCCCACATGGATCTAACAAAGGGTGCTGACGACCAATACTATGATTATTCTCCATCACAGGTAGAAGCTATCATATTTGGTATTCCTCAATTAACTCCAGAACATCAGGATTACATAATTACTGGACTCAAAAAACATCTCCGGGAATTCATCCAGGACGAGGAACAAGATGATGACATGATATATCAATATACGGCAACATATAATGCTCTCGAAAAATGGGAATCCGACAAAAGAGAAACCCCACTCTTTGATTCCCTGGCTGCATCAGAACTAATTAGACAACTTAATAAATAATCACTATGGTAAACTTATATAAACTTTTAAACGTACTGGAACAGGGCATGTCCCTGTTCCAACTCAATAAATGGAAAACCAAAGGACTTTGGTACCCAATTACCCAATATAAAAAGGAATCAGACGAAATCCAGGTAGTAACTAATTTATTTATTGCTGACCAAGAACAGTATCATATCCAACTATCAGGTAATTATCCAGAAGAATCCGATGACTGGAATAACTTTCTAGAGGAAAACCAATGGAAAATCTACCCATTACTTGCAAACATAATGCAGGTCTTCTTGCCCACAGGGAACTATCAAATTATGTATACTCTATATCCACAAGGATTCATATCAGTAATTGCTAAGCCCCATGATAAGTAAAGAACTCAAATCACAATTAAGTATTCTCAAGGAAACTAACCCAGAATATATTCAAACCCTAAAGGATGCCGTAACGGCATCCTATAAGGCAGAACTTCAGGCAATCAAACCCAGTTCTACCGAAGAAGAGGAACAACTCAATATCGAACTCAAGGACATAGTATTAAAAATACTATTTGGGCCTTTCTATAACTATTTCGTATCAGAATACGTAGTATCAGATACTATATGGGAAGAACAGGATAAACTAATCGAGGACTTATATTATTACTTCAAATCATGACACCGTATATTCAACAAACAAAATAAGGTATATCATCTCACAAACCCTAATACTAACCCTATATACCTCATCACTAATCCTGGTATCCTACACATATAGGATTATACTAAGATACATATAATAATACTAAAAATTATGAAATCACTAATTCTACTCATCGTAACGATCTGGCTTCTAATCCTAAATGAAGAAGCCTACCTAACAAAGAAATTCATCTACAGAATGAATTTAATCATAATCCTTTTAGTATATGCCTTCATACAGGTATACCTAATCGAATAAATACCCACAAGGTACCTGGAATAAATACCGGGTACCTCCCACACCACCCAACACAAAAATAAAACAAAATCATACTAACGCTAACTAAGGTACAATATCTACCTATCCCCTCTATTAATATAATATACCATCTATATCTACCTATCCCATCTATAACTAATATACCATCTATTAATATAATAATACCTAATACATATATCAAGGTACCTCGCCGGGGGTTTTGGGGATTTAGGCAAACAAGGCAAGTGATAACCCCTCTACTATACAAAGCCACTCAACTCACTATATAGCCACTATACCATATAGCTCTACTACACACTTTAAAGGCAAACTCAAAAAGGCCTAAAAAGGCAAATAAATCCGACCATTAATGGCCCCTAAATCCGATTGCCTTGAGTACCCTTTATATATATATTATATAGATTGCATT